TTAAAACCACAATCACGCTTCCCATGCTCGATGAAGAAGAGAGAGAACCAGATTGTTTGGAATTACCTGTGGGTTCAAGCGTTTCCAGTCAGAAAAATCAATACCACAAACCGAACGCACAAATGAGGACACAGCACCAGAGCGCGATACCCCAAGATGGCAGTTTGCAACCAACAGATCTTCTGTGTTGCTTCTGTTCGCCACGCGAACAAAGTCAACAATTTTGTTTGCCATTTTGGCATCAAAAACAGCAAACGTTTCTTGCCCCGGAAAATGGGATGGAGCATAGGTGTCAACATCAAAAAATTCCAAAGCGATACGATCAAGATCATCTTTCACAAGTGGCTCGGGGTCAAAAACTGACAACCTGGGGCTTGTGATGGAAATGATCCAGACCTTGCCGTGATGTTGAGCTAGTGAAGCAATCCTGTTGGCTTTGTCGCCATTCAGATAGTTTTGCATTACAAAATAAGGAACTGCGATTGTTGTTTTAATTGGCATGTTTTTCAAGAAGGAGTGGGGAAAGAGAGATTGAGAACTTCTCCAATTCTCTTCCAAGAGCCTTCAGAAAAGTATTCAATCCATGTTTTGTGTGCATAGGAACTAAGCTGCTTTTGTCGTTCTTTAGCAGCTTGAATCGTCCAAACGTGAGAGCCGCAATGAACGCCAAGCGGCGCTTCACCTACGGCTCTAAAAGCTCCATCCCAAGTTTTCCAACGTCTCATGGAGCAAATATAACTCCAAAGTTATTCGGAGTCAATAATTTTTTTAGACGATGGGGGAGTGAAAATAAGTTTTCTATCTTTGTAGACTACAGATTCCCACCCCGCCTTTTGATAACGAGAGATTAGCTCGTTAAGCCGTATTTCTCCGCGCACGTTTAAATATTCTTCAACCACCCGTGACGTTTCCAAGGTTATCACACCGTTAGAATCAACAAAGTTTGTTTCGAAAAGAATCTTGTCGAATATTCGCTCCCAATGCTCAACAACTTCTATGTCTTGGGCATTTGGGTTTTTAAGTCATTAGGGCCTACTGCCATTTTCAATCCTTTGTGTTAATTGCACTTCTGCTGTAAGCTTTGATAGCTTGGACAGAGAAGAAGTTGTCAGGAGTTACGGGCTCTTCTTTCGTGGAAGGAACGATGAACGCAGACAGACTACCGCCAAAGCAGCAACCAGTATCAAGACCGACCAACTGAGGGCCATGAGGTTTGGTCACGACATATGGTTGAGCCATGGAATGAATGTTGTGACCATAAACCACATGGTGAGGAAGGTCATAACAATCTGTCCAATAGATTGTTCCAGCAGGTTGCTCGAAGTTTTCACCCAAAGAAACAGTTTTTTTGCTATCTGGGCTCAAAAACCGAATATGAGTAACTTTTCCTGCACTTTGCTCTTCAAGCGGCTTTCCGGGCTCAAGTCCAGCATGAACCACAACCCAATCCGGTCCTTGAAGGTGTGCATAGATGGGAAGCTCACCAAGAAACTGGAGGTCTTCTTCCGACAATGCGTTGTAACTGATCATCTTGTCAGTTGACAGTGGGCGCATTGGAATGCGGTAGTTCGGGTTTTCACGCTTTTTCAAAGCGTGTTTATACCAACGAAACAGTTTTTCGTCATGGTTTCCAAGCACGGAGGTTGTGAGTCCATTTGTTCGATAGAACATCTCACGGACCCAACGAACAACCTCACCAGATGCAGGGCCACGATCCACAAGATCGCCAGTAAAGATCAAGCGATCTTGTTTTTCATCGTACTGTACTTTATCAAGAAGATACATGAGCTCTCTGAAGCACCCATGGACATCTCCAATTACAATTGTTTTCATGTAGTAATGATAGCATTAAGAAGCGGGTTGGTCAACCGTAAAATGTTTTGTTACGTTCAACTGAACTTGTGGCCCACCGCAAGAAAGATTATGCTTTATTGCTATTTCATGAGCTCTGGCCATTGCTTTTGGCGTTGAAAACTTGGGTTGATGAATAAAAATGTACTCCAGAACGGCCATTGCCGAAAAGCAGCCACTTCCAATAACGGACATTTTAGGCATTTCTAAAACCGACCCGTCTTGATCCACCTCGAATATTTTGTTTTTGGTGGCGACAATCCAACCTGTGTTGTTTAGATTTTGAACTTGGTTTGGCTCGGATTCACCAAGACCGGCATACCTTTTTAGAAACTTTTTGAATCGAATGAAGAAAGAGATCACATCAAGCTTGGTTTCAAAAACTGTTTCTCTTGCTCCTTTAGAAACAAACAATTCAAGAAAGTTTCTGACAGTCACATCACCAGCACCACCAATTACAGCATTATCCAACAAAACAAGTTTTGAATCATGTTCAGTGTCAAAATCAATGCCGTAATCATTGCCAAAGGTGATTCGAGTATCAGAGCCAATCCAAACCTCATCATTTCTTTTAACTGCCATGATAACTGTCATCTTTTTTACTCACTTTCAGTTTCTAATGAGTAAGGAAATATGGATTTTCCTAAGATGTTTTATCAGTTTTGTTATTTGGAGAAACAATGACCAAGGAGCCATCTGGTTGGAGATTAGCAGAAAGAACAACTTGTGATGCCCTTACGCCTCCATAAACACAAGAGAACTTGTGTGGCCCTTCTACTGGACTTGGACAGCCCTTGCATTGCCCTTCGGGATGTTTGTATTCTACATCAGAAAAAAGCTCTTGGCGCTTTTTATACTGAAGATGAACCAAACATGTAGGGTTATGTTCGGGCATTACAGTTTCACACTCCCCACATATGAACTGTATATGACCTGTCTCGTCTATTGTTTTTATGGGTTGTTTAAATTGACTGTAGCCATCCAACTCATCAAACGTAGTGACTACTTCAATTATTCCAGGGCCATATGCTTTACTCATTGGAATAGCTGTTGGTTGCAGTTTCAGCAAGTAGTTTGTCAACATAAGGATGAACAACATACAGGTTACTGTTAGTGCTCAAAAATCCCCAAACAAGCATTCGAATCTCAGCAGGGCAATCTTTCATGAACTCTCCGATTTCTCTCCCTTGGTTTTTTGTAAGGCTCTTGTCTTTCAAGAAGAGCTCAAGTTTTTTGGAAAGCTCAATATACTTGCTTGGAGAAGCAGTCTTGCCAATTTTTTTCTTGGCTTGAGCCCAATCAGTTACGATTTCTTCGGCAGTCACTTGAAAATCGTTGGTTTTTGCAAACTCAACAAATCTCAAAGCCGTTTCAATTCCAACCATGCTTCCAGCCATAGCATAGAACAATGGATCATTAGGCTTATTGATCATTCCAGATTTCTGAAGCTGTTGATCCAACTTGAACCAACTCCTTCGATCAGGATATTTCTTGTTTGGCTCAATAGCCGCATTTGTGACCTCCAAGCAATCCTTGTTTGCAAGGATGAAGTTGATAGTCAAGGGATCGCAAAAGTCCGCCGCATAATCAATCCACTCTTCAACAGTTGGGTTCAACTCAACTGTTGCTGGGCGTGAAGTTTCAGCAGGATCACACTGTTGAACGTTGTAAATATCTCCAACGTTCTCTGCCACAATCACACGAGTTCCAGGGTGAAGCTTGTACCCGTAGAACGCATGGCTGTCCATTAATTGGAATACTGCTTGCTTGACGCCTTCAAGCGCCCTGTTTCTTTCATCGAGGAACAGAACCACTGGCCGGTTGCAAGCGTCGATAAGCCAATCACAAGGCTTGAAAGAGGTTGACAAACGATCAGATGAAAGATCGGGCATACCCGTAAGGTCGCCCTCTGTAAGCTGCGAAAGACGCCGCTCAATGACAGGCAAACCATATTCGTACTTCCAGTTGTACTTGGCTGCATTCTCAGGAATTTTGTAAAAATCATCACGCAAAAGCTTTGCCGCCTGATAAGTGCCCTCTGACTTACCAACTGCATGACGACCGCGAATGCAAATCGAAATACTTGGCTCAAAAGTGCAAATCAGCTTTTTAAGCGTTTTCATATCTACTTTAATACAAGATGCTATTGTCATGTTTGTTCCTGTTTGAATAATACTGCGTGACTAATATACAATATCACATCTTTTGAAGATGTAAACCCAATAACAAAACTATTTTGAGAATATTTTGTTTTCTCTGGGCTTTACACATGTTACACTGTTCAACATGAATTTCTACACCCAGAAAATGCTGAAAATGGCAACAAGCGCAACAAGCAACAAAGAGCTAGATCGTTTTTGGGGACAACCTCATACAGAGAACGAAACTTTCTCTTATAGAGAGTTTGAACCGTATTTCATGGAACTGTACATGTCGGAGCCATTTCTGTCATTTGTTGGAATGGCAACAAGAAAAGTGATTGATCCGACTTGTGACACAGCATACATCGCTATTGAACCGGATAGTTTAGAGCTTGTTTTTGGCTTTAACCCTTATTTTTTTCGACATCTGAAGAGTGAAAAAACTCAGGGAGTTATCATGCATGAAATCTTGCATGTGGTCTTGATGCACATTACTGAACGATATGTAAACGACAATCGTGAAGCCAGGATTTGGAACGTTGCAACAGACCTTGCAGTAAACAGTTTGATCCCAGCAAACAAACTTCCATCAATCGGTTTGATCCCAGGAAAAAAACCTGCAAAAAGCAAGCCTGGGCCTTTGACAGATTACATTACTAACGCCAAACCGATGCTGTCAGCAGAGCTTTACTTTGAAGACATCAAAAAGATCCTGCGAGACAACCCAAACTTGGAATTGCCTTCTGCGATGGATGATCATGAGTTTTGGCGAAACATCCCAGAAGGGATGAAAGACATGGTTCTTGACAAACTACGCAACCACATTAAAGATGCAATTGACAGGGCTGATCAGAACAACGCTTGGGGCTCTGTTCCCAAAAATATTCAAAAAGAGCTCCGTGATTCGATGCGTGGTGAAATTGCTTGGTCAGAAATCATGAAGATGTTTTTTGGCAGAACAAGAATTCTGACACGCATTAGCACGATCAAGAAAATCTCAAAAAAACTACCAGGTATTATGCCCGGTGTAAAACGGGGTTCGATTGCTCGGTTTGCTTTTTTCATTGATCAGTCTGGATCTATGAGCAACAAAGATGTTTCGGCAGCTTTTGCAGAAGTTGAACTGGCAAGCAAAGAAAGCGAAATTGACGTTTACAACTTCGATACAAACATTGACCTGGATTCGCACAAGGTTTGGCGCAAAGGGCAAAAATTCCCTTGGAAACGAACGAGAAGTGGTGGAACCAACTTCAACGCAGTTGCAGACTTCGTGAACAGTCCGGCTAACAGAGGAAAATGGGCAGGGATTGTGATCCTCACAGATGGCTATGCTGACCCAATGAAGCCAGTTGTTGGCTGCAAGGTTCTTTGGGTTCTTACCGGGAATGGAGTTCACAAAATTGGGCGTCCTGAAGATCTTATCTTCAGGATGTCAAAAAATTCAAAGGAATAATGTCTAATTAAACTTAATGGGTAGAAAGAAAAAACGAGTTAAGAAACTACTTCTTAACTCGTTTTATGTTGTTGATAGACGAATCCCATCATTCATTGTTTACAGAACAATTATCAGTCGCCAAAACAGTCGAAACAAAAACCTCGAAAACAACACAGTCATTTTCGAGGTTTGTCCCGCACCAGCTTTAACAACCCTTTTGGTGGTTGCTCATCTTGTGATGTTTGGTAAAGACTATGCCAAAGTGATTGCTTCCAGCAAAACAGGGAAAGTTGTTATTGGCTATATCCTGCTAGTTGAGTTGAAACGAATCGTTAAAGGCAGGTTGAAATGGGAAGAGATCAAGGAAGAATAACAGCAGTATTCTTAAAGGTCAGCTTTTTCGACCTTACCAGTTTCATGCAATTTCCAGTCCCACCCTGATAAAACCCGTCCCAATGTACAACCATCTCATCAGAGTTTTGGACAATCCAGCCATTCCGTGCGTGCATTTTCCAAGCCTCATAAGGCCCAGGATTCACTAATACAACACGATCTGCTAATAACAAAAGTTCTGCGTAACGTTTCTTTTGTGCTTCAGGCCATAATGCTTCTTGTCTTTCGCAAGGAACAGCAGCAACATAAGGAATGTTTAATTCCAAACAAACTTCACAAACAAGCTGATCAAACCCAATAGCCATTCCCGTGTTGACCTCAACACGGGAATGCTCATCAACAATCTGCTTTAGCAGTTGTTTTGTTGAATTGTATACCTCAGAATATTTCTGTAATAACGTTCTATGCCCCGTGACGCCCACTCTGTGTACTGTTGTTACCATGACTATAGTATAGTCTACTTCTCCCCCTTTCTCTCCCTTCCCTGGTAATGTTCCACTTATCTTTGAAAGAGAGAAGATTAAAGACAAAAAGCCTCGTTGGTTTAAACCAACGAGGCTTTTTTTATTCAGTGGTGATTATGGGATTTGTCAACGTGTGCGACGGCTACGTGCTTGCGTCATATTTGCGTCCCAAAAACCATCATTGTAATAGGTTGTTGTATCCAACATTCTTACTTCTCCTGTTTCTTCTAGTCTTGCTGCGTCTACTCTTGCTGATCTTCTTGGTCTTGCTACATGTATTCTTGCTGTTTCTGCTTCTGCTTCTGCTCTTGCTGTTTCTGCTTCTGCTCTTACTGCTTCTGCTTCTGCTCTTGCTTCTGCTGCCAACTCTCTTGACCACAGTGCAGGGTTGTTACCAGTGTTCATCGGAACTGCTGGGATTGGTTCTGCCTCAAGCCTCATCCTTCCCACTATATCATACCCGTCTATTGGAACGATTTGCGGAAAATTTTCAGATCGACTTGTCTTCTTTTGCACCTTTACAACCTTTAGCTTATTCGGTCTTTTAATAGAATAAAAGCCGGGTCCGCGAATACGAATGAAATATCTTTTGTTGTCAAGTTTACCGTCGTGCAAAAATGCAACATATTCATCGGCTTCTGGGCGAGTTGCAAAAACCTTGGTTTCCTTGATTGTTTCATCACAGTAATCAAGGCATGAAATACCGCATTGAACCGTCCAGTGAAACTTGGAATTTGTTGGGAGGATCTGTGGGAGTTCTTCCCCGGAAGCTTGCTGCGCTTCGTTTGCATCGAGTGCGACAACAAACTCCATAGTTTGCGCATTGGTTGCAATGAAGAAATCCTCACTGTTAATGGCAATGACAAAAACATCTTCCCAAGGTGCGATATACACTCTGTCACCTTTTGCGATGTATTTGCTTTCAAAACAAATGCGCTTGGCTGCTTTAGCTGGCTTGAATTCTAGTCGGTTGGGTGTTGTCATGTTTTTATTTTGTTTTTGGATTGTCAACAGTGTTTGAAGATGACTGCAATGTACAGTATGCAAAGCGAACCAAAAAGTAATGCAGCCAAACTTACTGTGCCATAGTAGATGATTTTTAGCAAGAGATTTCTTTCAGGATTCACTCGTATTCAAGCAGATCTTCATCGCCGTTTTGAGAATCCAGGTATTCTTCCATGTATTCAGACATTTTGTTGGTGTCGCCACCACGAGCCTCAGCCTTGTGATCAAAGCTGGTTGCACGAAACTGTGCTCGCGCAAGAAAGGCGAGTGCGTTACGACGCTTGGGCATTTGCTTTTCATTTTTGCGGGCCATGGTGTCTCCTTGTGTTTTAAGAAGTTAACATGACTGCTGGTTGTGTGCAAGAGAAAAATGCATCAGTTTACGGAGCCATGTTTTGCGATCAGTTTTCGCAGCTTGTGACAAGCACTGGCATAGACATGTCTATTCGCGGAACCGACCTGATAACAGTCTCGAAGGTTTTGCAAGCCATGAAGCATATACTTCAAAACTTTCAGATGGTCGGAAGAACCGAAATCCATCTCTTTGTTCCCAAATCTAAAACGAACACCCTCTTTGACGCTTTCTAGAATAACATCTTCTCGAAAAGGCTCAAGAGCTTCTTGCATAGGTGCAGCCGATGCAGCCGGTGCTGGAGGCGCTGCTGGTGTTTGGTTCATTGGTGGTTGTGCTGTGTTGCTACCACTGTTCTGGTTGTTGTCAACTTGAATAACTATTTTGCCAATACTCTGCAAAAATCTATCAATAACAGCTTTGTCAGTGTCGTTCAAGCCATTAAAATATGTTGTTAATTGCCCATATACCTCTGGATCGGCAAAAGACTTGCCTCCTCTGATAACATTCAAACGGTCAATTAAAACATCCAAGTCAAAAGGCTTTGGCTGTTCCCCGCCTGCTGGTGGGGGTGCATTAGGATCGGCTCCTGATGGCCCCTGCGCATTCGTTGCAGGCGATGGAGGAACCGGAGAAGCCGGAACGGCTTGGGTGCCTGCTGGGGGCGCTGGAGGGGCTGCTGGGGGCTGCTGGGCTTCTTTTACAATGCGAACGGCTTCGGTTAATAGTGAAGCCAAGTAAAGTTTTCTTGACATGGTGTTCTCCTGTTGAGTGTTAATCAGTATCGTTTTGGACCAATCCACATACGATCAAACACTCTATGAGAGTATCTGTTCTGATATTCACGATTTGGGTTGTAGGACTCTTTGGTTGTTGGACCTGGAAGAACAACCTTGTTCTTTTCTTCTTCACGTTTGATGGTGTCATCCATGAACTTGAAGAAATCTAGTGGTGCATCATTTGGGTTTGCCATACATGTTAATTATTGCTTTCACCCAGAACAATCGAAACTACAGCTTGTTTGGCATCAGATAAAACTTCAACATGTACATCAATCAATGTTTTCTGTTTGGAAGAGGTGTGGATTTGTTTTTTCTCCCCTTCAATTAGGATGAATGCGTTTACAAGATGCAGACTGTTGGCCGAACAAGCATTTACAAGATTGATGGCGGCCAGAGAAACGCCTTGAAATTTCAACTTCAAACAACTCTGAAAAGAGATGCTGTGAAAAATACCTACGATCTCAATCGTCTTGCCAGATTCATCTTCAAAACAAAGGAAAACTAGCGCCTTGGTGCTTGATGGAGCAGAGGCGGAATAGCCATCATCATCCATTAAAGAATCAGGGTCAAAAGCTTCAGCACCTTTGCTTACGAGCAACTTCTCACTACCAGAACCAAAATCCATGAGATTTTTCCTTTAATTCAGTATGGCAATACCACTCTTCTATGGCTCGAATTAACCCCTTCATTTCCTCTCGGAAGTCCTTGCCAAAGATATCAACTTGCACTTGCAAGTCTTTGTGGTTTTCCGATAAAGAAAGGTTGATGTTCTTATCGTGCTCACTTACCAACAACAGTAAGCTAAATTGGTTCATTGCTTCTTCTGTTGTGAACTTAAACGTTTTGCTGGCTGAGTGTTCAAAAGGTTCAATCGACCAACCCTTGTAAGAGTTGGTCGATTTGCTTATCGGAGGTTCTGTCTTTAGTTCCATACGGAATCAACCGTAATTAGCCTAGCATTGCTCAGAAATCTTCTTCGAGCTCCACGGCCTCTTTCTGTTTCTTTCCAGAACCTTTTGGGCGCCCGGAGCGGCGAGGGAAGATTTTTTTAGAAGCTGCGTTTTGAAAACCACGAAAAAGATTGATTTCTGAATCAAGATCACCTAGAAGAACATTGATGATTTTGTTGTATTCCATTTCAGAAAGAATTCGCAAACCAATGTATTCCTCTTCGGTAATCAGGTTCGCTTCATTATTCGTTAGATTGAGAGATTCAATCTGGTGTTTGATGAAGGAAACGATGTCACCTTTAAAAAGCAAAAGAGAAGAAGCATATTCTTTCGCCGCTTGCTCTTGAGCATCTTCTATCTTGTTATAGAGATCAAGTAGCTCATCAGCATCCATATCCTCAAAAGATATATTACCTGTGAGTCTTTGCAGTTTATCTCGACCGGAAACGAAGAGCTTGTTCACCATTGTTCCAGTGATAGTACCCAACATGGGCGCCATGCTCTTTAGAGTCTTTTCGCCCTTGGTATACTTCTGCTTGGCCGTCTCCTCATTGTTGCGTTCCAGGTAGTCTGCAACACTGTCAAGATCACTTTCCTCCAACCGACCCAAAGCCGCCTGGAGCCCCGGAATGGCTTTCCAAACTTCCAATAGAGCCTCGGGCGAAATTGGACTTTGAGGACGCAGAAACTCCTCAAGAACAGTCTCCTCTGTCACTCCTTCGCGATACCAAGGTTTGTCAACATTATTCGGGCCAAAATATGCTCGTTTTGCCCAAGCAGAAAACTCTGCTGTTTCTTTACCAGACAAAACGGTTTCTGTAAGTTTTTTCCAAGATGCGCTGAGTGCCATGAGTTTCTTTCTTGCACTCCTTCAAGAGTGCGTGATTACTTTACAGTGTCTTCAGAACTGTCTGAAGATCTCGTGTTTTCGTTACTCTTAGACTGTACAGCATCTCCAGGGTCCATGTCAAGTGTGCTCTTGCCGTCCGTCCAACGTCGTCCGAAGTACAAAGCCAACAGAGGAGTAAGATATGCCATGGCTGATGCTGCGTCAAATTGGCGAATTTCAATGTGTCCGATTTTAGAGACAATCGAAACCACCAACCAGAGTGTAACAACTGTAAAGGCAATGGAAACAAAAGTCAAGCTTGCAGACTTTTGCCCAGAAGTATTTTTTATCCACATATAGACACCTTTATCAGTTAAATAGATCAACTGACAAAGAAAGGGAGAATGGAAGTTAGTTGGAGTTTACCAGAAGAACAATACCGCCGACCAATAGCACACCCAAGATAACACCACCACTTGCCCAAATCAAGCCTTCACCGATATGTGGACCAGAGTTGTCATTCACTTGAGTTGTTAACAGTCTTTGAAGCCTTGCTATGTCTTGATCTCTTCCTGAAAGTAGAATGCTTGCTGTTTGAGCTTCTGTAGACCTCGCAAGGTTTAAAGATGCTATATCAGCATTATAGCGAGCGATTAAAAGATCGGCATCATGTCTTCTATCAATCAAACAACGCTGTTGTTGAGATTGAAATTCAACAGTCAATCTTGCAACTGCTGACCCATTGAACAAAACACCGTTGAAAGGCGCAGAAGCATCTTGCCGCAATGGAACAATCTGCTCTCCGTTCTGAGCACTAAAAACGGGCATGGAAGCATCTGTGGGCACTTGAGCATCTGAGAACTCTGGTAAACCCAAGAGTTGAGCATCAACTGGCATTAACACCGAACTATCCGCAAGGGATGAAGTCGGTCTTAAACCCTGATTGCTACTACAGCCGAATGCATTGATAAATGCAAGAAATAAAAAGAAAAATGAAATGACTTTTTTATGCATGAATCATTCCTGGGTTGGATAGATTGGAATACCAAACAAGATGTTGATGTCTCTTGCCATGGCTGAAGGATCATCTTTGTTGGTAGCAACAATGCGCTTTAGATCTTTTTCTTTTTCAGAATTTAAAGTTTGAAGTTGCTCTTGATAGTTTGCCTGAATATGTGCCAGAACTTGGTTGTACTTCGCATTGATCTCAAGCTGTTTCGCAATCTGTTCTTGCTGTACTTTCCTTAGATTCTCAAGCTGCTGTTTGTTTTGTGCTTGTTGATCTTTAAACTCTTCTAAGAGTTGTTCAAGCATACTTGCTTTGTTTTTGGCCAAAAACAAAGCATATAGCATTCCTGCTGAAATTAACAGCAAAAGCCAGTTTCCTTTAATCCAAAGCAATATGCTTTGAGCCACCGTTTTAATTTTTATTAGCCAGATTGGCATGTTTTGTTCTTTCAGTTGTTAGTAGAATGTGTACCGTTTTTTATTTCCCAAGCATCAACCAGAAAACCATCTTCTGGTTCGGATGCCAATTCACTTCCATGGTCAACAAGGTGAATCATCTCTTCAAGGATTGTGCTATTGGCAACAGCAATCTCGTGCAATGACTTTTGACTCGAAACAACATCTGTTTGTTTTACAGCGATATGATAGATGGCTTTTTCCAGATCACTGATTTTTCCAGATATGTCTTCTAGTCTTTTTAGAATGAAAGTAGAGTTTTTTTCTTGCATGGTTTCAGTAACAGCCCGGATCAACTCAGGATTGTCTTTTGGTGTGTATAGTCCAGGTTTGTTATCAAGAAAGTTTACCTGGATAACTTCAACCAGTTTGCTTAAAACTGACCTCACCAACTCTTTTACTGTCTTCATTGTCTTTACTCTCTTTCGTTGACCTTGTTCTCTTTCAAGGTCTGCTCAATCAGACTATACAGGCTTTCTTCATCTGTATGCAAAAGGCTGATCGAAGTTTTTTTCGCTTTATCTTTTTTAGCTTCGATCATTATGTCATAAACTCTTTGATCGCCCGTAACTAACAACTTTATCACATACGAAACAAATTCCTGAGCAGATAGAGCGTTTTTCCACAAAATCTTTCGTAGCTCAAACAAGAAAAACTTGTTTAAACCCAGAACTAGATTTCTACGCTCTTCTCCCAAAATCATACGTTATCACCCACCTCCCACTCCGGTCCACGCTCCTGCGGCTGGTGGTGCTTGTACTGGTACAGTGTCTCCTTCGTAACGAGGAGTTAGTTGAAACTGCGAAGAAAGAATATCCATCAGTTGTTTTGCAACCCCAGCGTCGTAATTTTTCTCAACGTAAGCACGAGCTCTGTTGAGAATTGTGCTTTTTGGATCAAGCAAACCCTCATAGTTTAAAACAAGCCTTGCAACAGATTGTGCAAAGTTCTTAACATTAAAACGAGGATTCTCTACAGTTGGTTCCTGTGGAACTTCTACGGGAGCTTCCTCGCTTCCGCCTGCTGGATCTCCCATTGGATCATCACCTTCGGCCTCTAAAAGAGTCAAGAATACCTTCTTGAAGCCTTCCTGCATTGCTACGCCACCAACAGGTGCGGTGGGATTGATCCCTGGATTTGCGCCTCCGGCTGGCGGAATAAGGCCACCAGGAACACCCAAGTCCGTACCAGGAACTTGGTAGTTTTGTTGAGTTGGAAGGCTTTCTTTTTCATACTTCATGAAGTATGAATCGACTTTCATGTCCAAAGAAAGCCCTTGAAGTTCAGCCGGAATTGGCTGAGGATCCGATGGATTGATGGGAGCGCCTTCCTCCATAAGAAGGTGAGCAAAGTCTTTCAGCATTGGTCGTTTTTTTGTACTCATCTTCTTGTCATCTTCCGTTTGTTTGTTGAGAACCAACAACTGGTCTTGGGTTTATTTGCATATCTGAGCCAGGAGCAGGGAAACGCTCAACTCCACCGGGAGCCACTTGGTCATTTCCAATTGGAGGAGTGTTGCTTGCTTGATCAATCATTTTTTGAGGAGTGTTGTTCACTAAAGGACGAACAAGGTAGAGATCTTTCAGATTGGCTCTTTCAGCAATAACCATTCTGGCTTCTACAATGTTCCAATTCACTTCACGCATCATGGCGTTTACATAAGATTTTTTATCTGTTAGATAATCTTTGTAAAAAGCATGTGACCACATATCCAAAACCAAAACAGGGATACCACAGATTGGGACATTCTCTGTGTGCCCATCAATCATTGCGTGCATGTATTTGTCTTTAAATGGATCGTAGTAAAGAATCACCCAGCCTTCACGACTACTAAGGGCGGTGCCGCGAAAATCAAACTGCCAGTTCTCAAAACTGCCCCAATCACGACTCAAACGCATGTATGGAATACTGTCTCGATGAATCTCAGACTGCTGATCTGCAATGTTCCCAAAGTACAACTCATGCAACTTCACAGCATTAAAGTTGTACGTTTCATCCAGCTTGAGGCTTCTCATCTTTACTGAGTCTTCACGGCTTACTACATCCAACTCAGAAGAAGCTTGGTTGAATCGAGCAATGTAATCTTTGTAAAGCTTCTCATGAGCTTCTTTTGTTTTACTTGAAAGCCATTCTGTTTTTAGAACAAATGTTTTGGGAATAAGAACCAATGCCTCTTTCAAAAGCTCTTTACTGCTTTTAACCGCCTCAAGAATTTTTGTTTTTACTGAGGGAGGCGCGGACAAAACACCTTGCCTTTCCAGCGAGACTCTAACTGCGTTTTTTGCAATTTCTTGGAGATTTTTTTCGTTGATAGACACTACAACACCTGTACGCTTAAATAGATTCAATTTACAACGGGGCAGATTCAAAATTAGATCTGCAAATACTTAAACTTATGACCAGTTTAAACCTATCAACTATGTTGCCAACCAAATTCACTTCTGTTTTCAGAAGACACTTTCTTTTCAAGCTGGAAGGACTTGATTCATTTTTGGTTAAAAAAGTCGAAAGAGCTCCTTTCATTAAACCCCAAAACAATGCCAGTTATGAAGAAAGGAACTCTCATAAACGTTTGGTAGTCACTTTGCACCATTCCATTGCACCTTCTACCATGCAGCAGTTGTATCACTTGATCAAAAATCAAGATTGGCTTGGAGAAGCAACGATTCTCTTGTTGGATTCTTGTGGAACTATTATATCGAAAACAGTTTTCAAGGGGTTGGCAATAGAACGTATTGACTATGATGACCTGGACTATAGTTCCAATGAACTCGCAGAAATCAAACTTACTTTATCTTTTCAAGCAGAAAAGTTGGATTTTTAAAGTTGATAGGCTTTTTGTTCATTTCTCGCAACCAATCCAGAAGTTTATCGGTTGAACTAACCGGCAAAGCGCCTTTAGCTCTCATAAAGCAATAGGGTGCGGCATTGATGGCAATTTTAATCACTTCCAAGAAAAACTTTCTGTTGTTGTTGTGCGTTTGAGTGTCAATGCAATGAGCCAGTGTTGTTTTGTATGTCCAAAGTGCTTTGGCTTGAACTAAGTCAATGATGTTTTCTGGGATGTCTATTTGGTCAATCTGTTTAACAAAGGGATTAGATGTTTTAAGTTTGAATGAAGAAGAAATATGCGCTTTTGATAAATCGTTTTTGAAGTAATTGCTTAGTGCGTTTGTCGGGTCAAGCGTAAGTTTGTTGTAAGGCGCAATAAACCACAACATAACGGAGTTGTTTTTTCTTACAGAAAGACACGGCATGGGCATGGCACGGTCTTCAATATTGAAGATGTAATAGAGTTCTGGATTTTTGATGGGCCATTTTAGCGCAAGTTGCTCATTAGAAACATAACCAAGAAAGACGCCTTGTTTGCCATCTGGTGATAGATAAACACCACCAGGTTTAAGAGTTTTTAAAGGAAGTGGTGAAAGTAAAGCTCTGTCCCCTTGTTCTACTAAGACATTGAAAAGCTCAGAGTCTTTTCGGATTAGATGCATTTCATTTCTTATTTTAGCCCAAACATACTCGCCTTTGAGATATCCTCCATGCTCGACTCCCATGTTTTTCATGGCTTCAAGCAAAACATCCCCAGAAATCTCAAAGAAGTAACCTTCGGAAGTGGTTACTTTATAGACCATGCCTTCTTTGCTTAACTCGCTAGTGACAACTTGAACTCGTGTTAGTGGTTTGTTCGACACCATTACAGCTTTTACTTCATCTGGCGTATATGTTTCTCTTTTGACTTGTTGAATAGCGCGGTTAATCTTAACTCGATCATCAGGGACATAAATGCTTGCCGGAATAACCTTTATGTATTTCAGTTCTTCGGTCGTTTGATCAGCCAACTTCCAACGAGATGTTACTTCGGTTGTTGATCCTAAAACGTACACGATATCTGTTGGTATGTACCCTGATTGTATCTTCATTCTTATAGAATAGCACAATGCCTTTTCTATTTAAATTCGATTATGGATCTCCAAGAATTCATTAAAAGCATTTTAAAAGAAGAGCTTCAGGCTTTGGAAGTTGAAACCACAGGATTTTCAATTGATGAGTTGAATGCTTGTGAAACATTAGAAGAAGCTCAAGAATATGTGGAAAACCGATTGAAGAAAGTGGGTCAAGGCATTTATAGAAAGACTTACGAGATAGATGGTAAAACCGTTTTGAAGATCTTAAGATCTGATGGTGATGAGGTTGATTTTGAACAGAATGCGAATGAATCTAGGAACTCTTCGTGCCTTGGAAAGAAATACGCTGTTCAACTAACAGCAAAACACCATGAGTTCTGGTGGATTGCGGAAGAGAAAATCCAACCACTCAGTCTTGAAGCTTTTATCAGTGAGCTCGAAAAACGCTTGGGGCCTATTCCTAGCTTCCCTCAACCAACGCACTCTGCAACTCAACAAGCAACTTTAGATAAGCTGGATTCGAAGGAAAACACTTTCATGATGGCACTAGAGTTCGCTGTAGGCTCGCCTGCATCATCTTCTCCTTACAATATAAAAGCATGGATGAACAATCCATGGTATAAAGGTTTAATAGCGGGTTTGAGAAAGTGCCAAGTTGAAGCACATGATTTTCATCATAAAAACTGGGGGATTCGCCCTGGTTCTGGGGAATTGATCATTCTGGACTTAGGATTTTAACATGAGAACGTTAAAACAATTTTATTGTTGGCTGAATGAAGGCAAGGGAAAGTTTTCTTTGACGGACTTGAAAAGTATCCCAAGTGACAGTTTCGAACATCAAGTTAATGAAATTAAAACAATTCGTGAATATTTGATATTAACTCTTGGCATGGCTAATGCATCAGGAGAAACTAGGGAGATTTGGGATATTGGCAACAATACAATTATCAAACTTGCCATCGAAGAAGAAGGAATAAGCCACAATCTCAATGAGATTCATAATGCAGAATGTCTTGGCCCATCTTATGCAATTAAAATCTTTGATCATCACCACAACGGCATTTGGATAATTGAAGAAAAACTTCAACCACTTAGTGAACAAAGATTCGTTGCAGAAATCGGAAAAAGAATTGATACATTTTTGGAAATGAAAACTGACATAGGATATACGCTAGTTGATACATCTATGATGATAGCGGATATTTTTGAGCACTTGGTCGAAGGCTACGAAAAAGAAAAATATGAAGCCTTATATCCCTTGTTTAATGAATCTTTGTGGGTTCAAAATCTTGTTAAAGCTCTTCAACAGTGCGAAGTGAATTCTCAAGACCTTCATTATAGAAATTGGGGAATTCGCCCTGGAACGGGCGAATTGATCATTCTGGACTTAGGTTTTTGATCTAAGAACTCTAAGTTTGTTAGGAAACGACTTCATTCCCCAATTATCTTTTTGAAACTTGCCTATCAACACATCGTTTTTCTTAAACGGTGTGTGTTTGGTTCTATCAAAGTTCCAAACTTTACAACTTCTTTTGGTTCCTGAGTCGCCATGGAAAGCGACTTTCAAATAGTCACTACCTGTTGATGATTTTTCAACAGAGCATGAATCAATGATTGCCCAATAGAAGTCATCTTGGTTTGCCCAAGAGTCAACAGATTCAATCTTGGCTTTAGTAAAGTAATCAAGCATCTCCTCAGAAACAACAAGTGACACATCTACTTGACCAGTGAGTTCTTTACTGAACTCAATCTTTTCTTCTGTTGTCCAATCCTCTGGTTGATTGTTTTTGATCTCTTCAATCAACCTGTTTAATTCAGCTACTACATCATTGTTCTTTTTTCTAGCTGCTATCCTTTTGAGTTTGTCATAGTTGTCAATAAACACAGTGTGCATTTGTTTGTAGTTGGCAAAAACACTGTTTGGTCCAACCAAACCCATAGATTCAAACGCGCCGGTTTTTATCAGATTGCCAAAAGCACGTTTGTTAAACTTGCTATGTCTCCAAGTTCCATCGGCATTGACAATTAGATCTGCTGTTTTCGAATATGGCCTGTAGGCTTTAATCTCCTGCAAAGCTGCTTGTCCAACTCCTTTGATTGCCGAAAAAGAAGGGATCAGTTTGCGGCCGTCTCGAATAGTAAAGCTATCATCAGAGAAGTTGATATCTGGCTTACCAATCTTGTAACCAAGAGTTCTTGCTTCCATCAAAGCAACTGACTTTGGATCTTCTCCAGATGCAGACTTGCCTTTTCCTACTGTAGCAAAGTCAAGGTAGCTTGCAATCCATTCGTCAGGGTAATAAGTGAGGAGCCAAGCACATTGATAGGACGTGATCGCATATGCCATAGCATGACTCTTGTTAAAGCCATATGCTGTCCACTTTTCAAAGTCTGCCCAAACCAACTCAGCATCTTTCTGGCTGATTCCTGAGTGTGCCATTGAGTCAGCAACAAACTTTTCTCCAAGAGATTTAATCTCTTTCGCTTGTTTTTCTGCATTGCTTTTATCTTTCTTGGTAAATGCTTTTCGGATACCGTCTGTGTCATCCAAGTGCATTGCCGATAGCTTGTTAACAATCAACTGCAACTGCTCTTGGAAAATCAAAAGACCGCCTGTGTAACCCAAAATCTCTTCCAGAATAGGGTGAACATAGTTCACTTCTTCTGGGTTCATTCTGTTCTTCAAAAAGATTTCATGTGCTCCCAATCCCATAGGCCCGGGGCGAAAGATGGAAGTTGCAATTGCAATATCAAGCACAGAAGTAGGCTGCATTTTCTGCATAAACTTCTGCACATTGTCTTTGACGAACTGAAACACGCCAGCATATCTACCCTCCCAATAAACGTTCTTGTACACCTTGAGGTCGTTCATTGGGTTGTTGTCAGGATGCAGGTTCTCAAAGAACCATTTGTTGATATCTTTCTGAGTAACGTACTTTTGGCCGTTTTTCTTAAGAATTCTTCTGATGCACTCTTCAAACACTCGCAACGTGCCCAAACCCAGAACATCAAACTTGAGCAATCCGAACTCTTCTAGGTGTCTAGCAGCCAAACCTTCGGGCCATGGGGTTTGTAAGCCGCCTTTAGCTTTGATTAGCGGCATGGCTTCACGAGCATTGTCAGTGATGATAACACCGCCTGCGTGCCTGCCAACAGTCCTTTGCTGCTTCCACAGAACATCAAGAGTGTCTTGAAACCCAGGAAAGCTACTAGCAACTGTTTGCATGAACTCTTGATAAGATGCCGAGTGTGCAGCCAAATCTTCAAAAGTTAGTTCGTACTGTGCAGCATCAAAACCGGGCTCCGACTTCTTGACCGCCATCACTTCTTGGATCATGGTTGTTGTGTACTTGTTAACATCTTCAAAAGGTACACCATACAACTTACACAAGTCTTTAATCAAAGATAGCGGTTTCAAAGCAGCAAAGTTGGAAACCGGGATGACGTTTTCCTCACCAAAGTATTCCTGCAACAGAGAAACAGCTTTTTCTCGATCAGCGAAGTCGGAGTCGATATCAGGGAAAGCTTTTTTCTTTCTTGTCATGAATCTCTCAAACAACAAATCGTGTTTAATCGGGTCCATCTGCGTAATGTTTAGAACATATGCCAACAGGGAACCGCCAGCAGAACCACGAGCATTACCAATGAGCATGTGCTCACTAGCAATCTTCATAATTTGATAGTATGTCAGAAAGTATTTGGCGAACTTCAACGTCTTGATAACTTCAAGTTCGTACTTGAGTCTATCAACGTAGTTTTGCTTTCTTTGCAGTTTGCGCATCACCAAACCTTCAACAGCCAACTTTTTGACTTCTTTGAAGGCTAGTGTATCTTCATCTGCTTCTTCTCCGAACTCTTGTTTCAAAGAAACAAGCTCTTCTGGTGCAACAATTTTTTCAATCGAAGGCAGCTTCACTCTTCTGTCTGGATGAGCAGTTTCAATTTGCTGATGTGCAATGTCATGCGTTCGCTCAATGGCTTCTCTGATAACATCATCCTCATAGAACGAATATGGTTTCCCATAGTTTTTGTAACTCTCCCAAACTTGGTCGGCGTTTTTCGGATAAAGCTCACATTTCAACTCTTCAATGGTTTGTGGGATCTGGCGACGCTCACCATCTGGTTTTAGAAACTGAAGCATTCCCATCATCTTATAGATCTCGCGTTCTTTCCAGTGCGCTGGATCTGAATAGTGAGCATCGCAGGTCACAACCAGTGGGCAACCTGTGCGTTTCGATGCTTCGATCAAGTGTTGATTCACAAGATGTTGTGCGCCAAGCTTGTTAAACTGAAGCTCCAAGTAATAGTTCTCTTTTCCAAGGGCGTTTTGAAACTCTGAAATGGCCAATGCAAGCTCCGCTTGAATCTCTTCAAAGTTATCAGTGTTTGGAACCCAGAGTTTGTGGTCTGGTTCTTTTTGATGGTCAAAGATGATCTTGGCAGGATAGCCTGCAATACAAGCGGTTAAGGCAATAATGTTGCCTTTGCCATGCTTTTGCAACATATCAAGATCAATGCGTGGATAACGATAGAACCCATCAGCAGCAGAGTTGCTCACAATCTTGAAAAGAGATTTTAGACCCTCATCATTTTTTGCCAACAATACCAAGTGGTTTCTTTGATAGAGAGGATTTCTGTACTTGCTTGCTGCACCTTTTGACTCTTCTTCGTTTTCAACAATGGTGCCACCGGAATCATCAAGATCTACCTCCTCTTGTTTGAGTTCGGCAATGCCCTCAAGTTCTGAAACCGTGCTTGCCATGTCATCGCCTAGATTGAGCAGAAGGGGCTCTTCTGAGGCCGCTGGGCGACGGGATGATGCCGCAGCACGTTCTCGTGCTTTCTCGGCCCTCTGTGCCTCGTACAGATCTTTCCAACGCGCCAGAGAAGGAACAAAGTAAGCTTCCACTCCGTGAATCGCTTTGAAGTGTTTCCCAGCTTTTTTAACTTTCTCAGCGTGAATATATTGGTGAGAAAACGAGTTCATGTTTCCGTGGTCGGTACACGCCAGTGCATCGCCACCATTTCGAAGCACAAAGTCTATGTGATCTTGAGGTCTTCCAATGGCATCATAAGTGGAATATGTTGTGTGGCTATGAAGCCCTACGAATCTTTTTGGTGCAATACTCATCTTCTCTAGTATACTCTGCGCTCTTATATTTCAAAAAGAGTTTCTTGGGTAAAATTTCATAATTACCCACATGCATCACTCAAAACTCAACTCCTTTATTCGTGAAACAGCGAAAGAAGAACTTAAAGAGATTTTTGGTTTTTTAAAAACTGGCAAAGGAAGCACGGAAAAGTTTGCTCAATCCGAGGAAGAAACTGTTCCAACCCAAACTTTCTCTTTGGAACATCTTAGAAGTCTTAAAACCTCAAAAGAGATAAGAGATTACGCTAGAAGGACATTAAAACCGCTAGGGAGTGGGCAAGCCAGAGTCACTTATGGAATTGATGAACAAACAGTTCTTAAGGTTGCTTTGAGCGACAACAAGAAATATCAAAATGTTAATGAAGTAAACAATGCTTCTTGCCTTGGTCCAGAGTTGGCAGTTCAGGTTTTGGAACACGACAAAAATTTCAACTGGCTTTTAGAAGAGAGAATACAACCTATTAAAAAAGAACAGTTGATCGTTTCTCTTAACAATTTGATGGGGCTAACACCACCTGTATCTTTCCAAGACTCTTTTGACATCAAACAATACTTTGCCGCTTTGTCTTACATCAGTCAAGCCGACCCAGAAGTGGACCAAAGGTATCTTGATATTCATCAACAAGCTTTGAAACAAAGCAGTTGGTATCAAAACTTCTTAACAAAAACAAAGCATTGCAAGTTTGCAAGTTGGGATTTCCACCATGCCAACTGGGGAATTCGTTCCAAAGATGGGCGTCTCGTTTTATTGGACCTTGGATTCAATCAACAAGACATAAGCCCTGAAGATCAGTTTTTTAAAGAAGAACGAGAAGTTGTCGGTTTTTCTCTGGGCCTCCTGAAGTCCATGACAGATCTCAGTGAGATAACAGAATACTGTATGAGCAACTTGGGAAAACCACTTGCTGAAGGACAAGGAAGAGTTGTTTGGGAAATTGATTCATCCAAAATAATCAAGGTGCTTTTACCAACAAAACGGGAAGGCAATCAAAACGAACAAGAATACCAAAACGCAACGTGCATGACATCGAAGTTTGCAGTCAAGATTTTTGATTTTGATCCAAATGGTTTTAAGTGGCTTATTGAAGAAAACTTGTTTTCTTTTGCAAACCGCGAGGCTGCATTCGTCAAAGCCATAAACAAAATCACTGGTTACAACTTTCAACACGATGATGAAATAACCGATCTTTTTGCTGGTTGGCCTGCTCTTGATGATATCAGGGACCATTTGCTTGAAAACAATGAGTGGTTTAAAGAACTAATGCAAAAACTTGAATCTTGCGATGTTGCTTCTTTTGATTTCCATCCTGGCAATTGGGGATTGCGAAAAGAAACAGGTGAGGTTGTTTTGTTGGACTTGGGATTCTGACATGAAAACATTGAAACAGTTCACATCTTGGCTTAAAGAAGAGCAAGAGCTATCAAACCAGTTCAGCTTTGAAACTTTCTCAGCAATAGAAGATCGAGTTAAAGCGATTCAATACCTGGTGAAAACAAAAATGAGAGTGATCGGAACGGGAAGCTTTCGAGCAACTTTTGCTTTAACCGATTCCAAAGTGCTTAAGATAGCTACAATGATTGAAGGAATAGAGCACAACAAAAGAGAAGTTGCTCATTCAAAGTGCCTTGGGAAAAAGTTCGCAGTCGATGTGTATAAACATCACCCTGAGTTTTGGTGGCTTATAGAAGAAAGAGCAGAACTGTTGGACGATGACAGTTTTGTGTCTGCATTCTTTAGCAATCTAGGAATAGACAAATCTGCCTATCCATATTTTAACGATCTGGACATTCAACATACCATTGAGATCGCCCAATCTGGGAGAACTGTTTCGAGGTATAGAGATGACTATGTTTTTGAAAACAAACTGAAGGCTGCGCGCCATTGGCTTAAAGTCTCAGGTTGGTTTCGTGAACTGATTGAAGGACTCAAACAATGCAATGTTGGGTCAGATGACTTTGGCACTAACAATTGGGGCTTTAGAACATCAACAGGTCAGTTGGTGATTATTGACTTGGGATTTTAACATGAAAACACTTAAACAGTTTGTCTCTTGGCTAAAAGAAGAAAAGAAAAAGTCTTTCTCTGTTCAAGAACTAAAAACCTTAAAAGACTTTGACTCAATAAGAGAATTCTTAGTTGCCAGCTTGGGAATGCCAAGCTCAAATGGCCTATACAGAGAAGTCTGGATTATTGATTTTGATAAAGTGATTAAACTGACTAATGTTCGCAACCAGAACAAACGAGAACTTAAAAACACCAGATGTATGAAAAACTATGCTTGTCAAGTGCTTGACTTTGATCCTGAGTTTCATTGGATCATTCAAGAAAAAGCTATGATTCTAGACGAGAATGACTTCCTCGATGAACTGAGGAAAAACCTGAACCATCAGTTTTATGATGCTGCCGAAGCAAAAAACTTTTTGTACTTTAGCACTTTAAAAGTTATCCACTCCAAAGAAGATCCTAGCATCTGGTTTGCAGACTTACTTGGCAACCAATTTGACCAACATGTGTTTAATGAATTGTTTGAGTGGTTGTATCAGTCGAATTCATGGTTTGCTGGGTTGATAAACGCATTATCAACCTGCAAAGCTGATGCTTCTGATTTACATTATGAAAATTGGGGGATTCGCGCTTCAACGGGCGAGTTGGTAATCCTTGACCTTGGAAGTTAAAACTTCTTCAAAGCTGTGAATGTGTCAACGGCTCTATGAAGTGCAGGGCCATTCTTGCAAAGGTCATCACATAGAAGAAAGTTTTTATAGCCCATACTCTTCAAGAATGCTAGTTCGTTGATATCCGAACAGCTTGGAACGTTGTCGTTGAATAACGAAAGAAGCATTCGAGAACCAACGATTGCATCGGGATCTCTTTCAACGATGAACTTTTGAGCTTCCACAATCTCGTGAGGTTGGTTAACTTCAACAAAAAGATCACCACGAGCACATGCAAGCCTGAACCCTGTGAGGTCGGGAGAGGGAAGCATGGAAACAAGTTTAAGACCTGCCTTGCTTTCAATCTTCAGAACCAACTCAGCGTTAGGTCCAATCAACTCTCGAAATTCTTCAACATCGCTTGGTCTTTCTGCATATGAAAGATACCAATGACGAGCACCAGCTTTTACAGCTTGTTCAATTTTGCTTTTTTCGTCATCTGTGAAAAGCGGACCATCAATTCGAATGTTTGCATTTCTGAAATGAACGGAGTCCCCTGGTTTCACTCGATACTTTGGATAGCCATCGGCTCGCAAGATCAATCGTTTACCGTCAATCTTATCAATCATTGCCCAATCATTGCCAGCCTTGAAAATGATTGGATGAGGCAATGTCATTCGAGTAAACTTGTGGTTCATCACAAGTTCAAGATGGTCGTTGTAGTAGATTGCTTCCTCTACACGAGGCTGTCTACCCTTTGCATCAAACCAAAGAGGAACGTTTGCTCCTCTTGGGATCATTGATAGCTGCTCTCCAAGATTGCTGTTTTTGAACAGCAGACCATTCATCCTGATCCCAGCAACGTTGGGATCAGAACAGAATTCGGCAAAGTGTGGATCTGCTGGAACGCAAGTGATGTGAAGGTTCAACTTTGACACAGTTCAATTTCTCCAGAGTTGCGGTTTGCTTCCTTGATCGCTTGCATGGAAAACAAACTGGCACCTGTGTTGTTGGTGAATGACATGAAAGTGTTATAGCAGAGGACGGCTTGGTTTACCAGAACCAAGTTTGTGCATCGTACTTTTCCCAGAACGAGAAGAATTGGCTACAGTTCCAAGATAACCGTTCAGAGTCGTAAGAACGGTTTTTACCTGTTCTGGTGTTTGACGACTGAGTAGCTCTCTTGTGAACTGCTCAACCTTCTCCGTAGAGCCCGCCAGGATGCCGAACAGAGTATCTACAACCCTCTCAGGCTCTTTGAGTGGGTGAATGTGCTGTGGTGGCAGCAATGGGAGCCAGGAAGCCTTTACTTGCTCTGTTACTACAGAGTTCTCATAGTTGCTGTATGGCTTATGGATCAAATGAACATCATAGATCTCGTTTAGCTTTCTAAACAACTCTTGGGTGTCCATATCCTCAACATTGTCGATGCCAAGCGATGCAAGCTGACTTGCCTTGAACTTGGGGTAAGGAGACTCATCTCCAATGAACACAAGAATTGGTTTAACATTCCTTGCAACATCAACAGCATTCAAGAAGTAACCAGCAGCAAGCTCATAACTTTCCTTCTTGGTCCCACCACCATTGCCTTCAATCACCAAAGCTTCAAGAGCAGTTTTTGCTTCATCAAAAGTTTCTTTGGCTTCCTGTATCTGAAGCGGATAGTTGTCTGAAACAGCATCTCCCACAGCAGCAATGAGCAACTTGGCGTTTTCACCCAAATAGGTTTTAAGCTCATGCATGAGATATGGCAACTTCCCGAACATGACTGCGGGCCAAACACCCATTGATCCTGTTACGTCAGAAACAATGATAAGTGTTGGAGTGTCAATTCGAATGTTTGTTTTTACAAGGTCTTTAGCTGCCACTCTGTTGGTGGTTGCTCTTGCATAACTTCTGTTGACAACAGAAGATGTATACGAAGAACGTGCAGCAGAAAAGTCATGGGTTGCAACCCATGATGTTCGTGTATAATCAGCAGACTCACTCATTGTTCCTCAAATCTCTTCTTTTTTTGGATAGCGAAAGTGCCCAGAATCAAATCCCCAAAAAACCTTACCCTTACTATTAACAACAATACAGTGGTTTGGCATTTGTCTTATCTCTCCAAGACAAACCAGAGTTTCTCCTCTCTTAAAAGGAAAAGCTTTTTCCCAGCCGTTAATCCATTCTTCTTCTGTAAACGCGGGATCAAAGATTACTAAAGAATTAGGTTTGATCATTCTTTGATGATATCACATGGGACGGCAGGAAAAACCTTGGCTTTGGTATTTCTGGAGCCAAAACACTCTTTTCTGACATTGCTGATATCTTCAAGAAGTGGCTGTGACCAATTTGGACGTTTGAAAATGTCAGGATGTGTCAAAGACATCAAGAAGTTGCGCATTGGTTCTGGAATCTTCTTCATGGAACCATCGGTTCTTTTTGTGAGATCGCCAGTGAGCGCATAAATCATGGTCATTCCAAGCGAATAGAGATCGCTTTCTGGGATCAGTGGTTTTCGATCTACAGAAAGTTGCTCGGGTGGTGAAAAGTGAGCAGTATAACCAATGTTCATGTCTGTTTTGACAGGTTTTACCATCGCTAAACCAAAGTCAATCATCACAGCACCGTGGTTTTCAGGCTGAAGAATGATGTTCTGTGGTTTGATGTCTCCATGAATGACACCGTTTGCATGGAGGTAGTTTAACCCAGCAAGCAATCTTTCGAAAATCCAACCAACATGTTCAGGATCAATTCCGCCAAGATGCTTCACTGCTTGTTCCAGGGTTGGCCCTGGAACATATGACATGACAATAGCAAGAGCGCCATCATCAAGTTTGATAACGTCTCTAATTCCTGGGAAAGCATAGTGTCGAATATCCCAGATGGCCCTTGCCTCATTGAGCATGATCTCTTCATGCTCTGGGCTGACTTCAAGACATGCCTTTAGGACAGCAAGCTTTTTTGTCAAGAGATGGCGAACGATATAAGTTCGGCCCATGGCTCCTTCTGCGAGAAACTTTAGAACCTCCCAAGAACCAATATACTTTTTACCTGCTAGGTTTAACCCTTGGTTGTAAAGTTTACGCTTGTTTGGATCAAGAAGAGTCTCTCTGGCTAGGTCTAGGTCTTTATATACATCTAGATTGCCATTAGGACGATCTGGATGGTATTTCAAAGCCAAAACTTTGAAAGCTGCTTTGATTACATCGTTGGATGCGCGGGGGCTTACATTTAAAAGCTCGTAGAAATTTCTCATAAACTCAAGATATCAAACTTGGGCGGGGGTTGAAACGGAATTGCCAATTTATGCAGGCTTTGTCTGTAAACTTGGCTCTTCTTGAAAGTTGTTGCTTGTCATAATCAAAGAAACCTTGGCATATTCAATGTAATTGCCATCTTCAATTATTTTTGAGTGTGTCCTGTTTAGAACTTGCACAACATCATTGTGTGCTATTACTGGATGGGTGATGATAATCGGTCGGACCCATTTGTATTTTGCCGTCATGTGGGTATGATAGCTTACTTTGCAAGTAAAATCAACGAAAAAAAGGCAACTAGAATGAAAATTCCAATAGTGATTCTGTTATCAGCTTTTTTTAGCTGCTGCTCTTTGCGACGGCGAATTTCTTCATAGATCTGGTCTTCGGTCATGGCTCAGGGTCTTCCAAGATAACTTCAAACCTTGTGGGTGACGATCCATCTGCTTCCACTCTGACTTGCAATTTCCAAACAGGGTTGCTCTCGGTTGCTCTCATACCATTTCTAAGCCCTTGTGCTTGTCTGTTCAACTCTACAAGCTTTGCTGGTGTGACCAACAAAACAGGGTTTAGTTCGATCAGTCTTCTGACGTAGAAGTCCCGCGCTAGTCTTATTGTGTTTCCGTTCATATTTTCATCCTATCATCTAAATAACTAGAATAAACCCAATGCGGGGTTTTGGCTTACAATTCAAACCCTACACGCTTCAATTCACTATCAGGAACCAAACCAGCTATCTTACAGTTGCCATTTGAAGCAGGAATCGTAACCAAATAACTGCGACATGGAAAACACTCTGATCGTATGTTTTTCAAGTTGGCTGTATCAATATAACCTTCTTGCGGAATCTTGTCAAAGTCTTCTTGACTATAAACATGATCCGTCAATTCAATGTTGGTTTTGTTAACACAAAGCCAAGAAACCAAATGTCCAAATGGGAAAATGTGTCCAAACCAAACCATCAGATGAGTTGGTGGCAACTCATCTGTTTCTGTAAGTGAGATTTTCATATTACCCTCTAATGTTTTGGCCAGCTTTTCTGCAAAAGTCATCTATTAACTTTTGTTCTGCTTCTGAAAAGAAAATACTATGTTCAGGAAATGCCAACTCTTTTCCAACAGCTTGTAGGTTTTGGGGCAACCCCTCAATAATAGTTTGAATGATTTTTTGAATTCTTTTTGCCTTTATTTGGGGATGTATCACAGACCAAACTCTATACTCAGCAAGAGTTAAAAATTTTGACCAATCATCAGATGATATTGCATCCAAAGAATCAAGTTTTGATGGATTTGTCATGAAACTTCCGAATAAATTTCAGGTTCTTCTTTAGCGTCATACTTCTCAGCCACAAATGCAGCCCATGCCAACATTTCAACTGCAAGGCAGTTGGCGGTTTTCACACCGTAACCTTCGAAAAAGGCTTTCCGCAGATTTTATTGGATACAGTATCCAACGCTCCCATAAAAGCATTGTTTATGAAAGAATCAATAAACCATCCCTTTGGTCTATCGTACCATTTTTCCAAGTGTGAAGTCATTTCTCCAATTGTTGTGTTCCTTGCGATTAACTTCTGACTGAACTCTTTGTATTCTTGTAATATTTCTAGGTTCTCAATATCTGCAAACTTAATCCAAATAAGCTCATTGCTTAATTGACCAAAAACAATGATATCATTGCGAACCGGGGATGTTCTGTCACTCATATAGCTACTGCACCTTTAATTGCAGGGTGACTTTCATAGTCAATCAACTCGATGTCATCTGGTGTAAAGTTGTTGATGTTTTTGATCTCTGGGTTCAACCATAGTTTGGCTAGTGGCTTTGGTTCTCTGGAGAGTTGTTCTTGAATCTGCACTACATGATTCTCGTAGAGATGCAAATCTCCAAAAGTATGAATAAACTCACCAACTTCCAAGCCAGTCACTTGAGCAATCATGTGAGTCAGCAATGCATATGATGCAATGTTAAATGGAACCCCAAGAAAGATGTCAGCACTTCTTTGATAGAGTTGGCAGTTCAACCTTGTGCCACCATGAGAAACCTTGAATTGAAACAAGGTGTGACAAGGCGGAAGCGCAACCTTATCACACTCCATTGGATTCCAACCATTGACTATTAGACGCCTTGACATAGGAGATGTCTTGATCTGATCAATAACATTTTGTATTTGGTCAACACCCTGTACAATGAAACCTTTTTTTCGTTGCTCATCCAATGTATTTCTCCAGTTCCATCTGGAACTGCAAAGATTTGCATACTCTTCATTTACCGTTTTGAAATCAGTAAATGGTGGTTCGTTTGCTCCGTAGAATCTCCACTGTTTGCCATATACAGGTCCAAGTTCGCCTTCTGGTCTTCCAAACTTTGCTGTTTGTTCTGCGGTTGCCCACTCATCCCAGATATGAACGTTATGGTCGTGGAGATACTTCACATTTGTGTCGCCCCGCAAAAACCAGCAAGTCTCAACTTTAACGCCTTTAAAGAACAACTTCTTTGTTGTCAGTGCAGGAAAACCTTTTCGAAGATCAACTCTGATCTGTCTTCCAAAAACAGAATAATAGCCTTCCTTCGTTCTTCCATTCTTGACATATTCGCCATTAAAAAGAACATCAAATGCTAGTTTTTTGTAAATTTCATCAATATGCCTTGACATCTCTCACATCTTTCTTTTAACTCCAAACGGTGGCACAATTACCAAACTGCCTTTTGCAACCATTCGATTTAGGCGCGCAACAGCTTCTTCGGTGGAGATTTTGTCAGCACCAGAGAGAATTTTGATAATTCTTTCAATGTCAAGTGCAGAAATGAACTTGGGGTCTTTATGGACGGGTGTTGCCTCGGGAACCGGCGTGGGCTCTGTGGTGTTGTCGTGGGTAACGGACTCGGCGTGGTTGTCAGATTCACTCATGTTTACAAGCTTAACATGGAAACAGGCTTGTTTTCACTTGTTTTTTGCAAGATGGCGTTTGTAGTTTGCGATAAACTTGTTTAGGTCGTTATCTGGCAGTTGAGAGATCGCTTTTCTAATTTGATCTTCAGTCCAATCTGGTTTTGCTTTTTTTGCCAACCAGAATAGTTCTTGTTGCTTTTTGCCTGTAGACTCGACAGAAAGCCCATGGCGTTTAAAAAACCTTAGAAGCGCAGAACCTTTTAAGAAGAAATCAACGCCAACTAGGTTGTCATGGTGCCAATCCCCAGGCTCTAAAAATTGATAGTCCCATTCACGCGAACCATCTTCGGGTGCTTGTTTCATAACAGTGTCGCCATCTTTGATAACTGCAAGAAGTCCGTGGTTGCGAATGTCTTCTTCGGTTACATTATTAAACGACTTGTTAAGTTTAACACCCACTTGAGATCGAATAGCGTTTAATGTTTTTTGCAAAGAGTCTTTGTCAGCGGCATAGACCAAAGAATGGTCATCAAGGACATCTCCCATTTCTTCTATTTCATAAGAGTACATCTGTTTTACGAACTCACCTACCGTTGGATACAAACCAAGTTTCGAGATGCTTTGTTCGTTGTCAATCAATGTACCATGATAGAGAGTTCGTTCTGAGATTCCCATTGAGGGTGGATCATGCAAAGAATACGGCCTTTTATTGAGGTTTTTATTAACTCTTTTTACAATGGAAGACTGTTTGGCTCTACCAGATTGATCTTCTTGAGAACTGCTTGAAAACCCAACATAGGTGTCACCATATGGCGATTTTCTAGCTGCACCACCGACATGTTTTTGATTCATTTTATCGAGAACGTTTTCGACCACAGTTTTGGTCAAGCTTTCAAGAATAGAGTTTCTATCTTTGATCAACAAAGGTTCATAACACACAACCGAGGCTTCGGTGTCTTTGATGATTGAACCGATCTTATCTCGCATCATTTCATCAGTGGCTTTGACACAAAGATCTTTATATCCACCAGCAAGATAAACCGTAGTGCCTGGGTGGTCGATCAAGTAGTATGGCAATTCTTGTTTTATCGAAGCCATAAACCTTGGATTGTCCCATTTAATAACATGAGAGTTACGTCGCAACATCTTCATAAAGTTAGAAAAGATGTTGTTGTGTACGACATCTTTCGACAACCATTCAGGATTAAACTCTGGGGAGTAAAACAAGTGAGTGATGACATGATCGAATCGGCCAACCTCATCTTCAATCCTTTTGTAGTATGACTGCATACTGTTGGTTGACATCTCAAAAACAATGTCAGGATGTACCAACAAAAGCAGTTTCTTTTTTGACCCGCCAAAACTCTCGTTCAAAGAATAGCTGCCAAGATCCTGCCAGCCACGTTGTGCCTTCGACCAAACTTGAAGTTTTGAAACGGGAATGTCTTCTGTTGTGTAGATGTCCTTGGTGTATCTTTCCTGTTTAAACTTTGCTGCATCTTTAGGAACCCTTAAGAGCTCTGGTTCGCCTTCTGCTGGAAAGTAAGATTCCACATGACGGAAAGAAGTTCCAAAATAAGAGCGATTTTCAACGCTCTCATCGGGCCATTCATCTTGATCAGTTCCATAGTCTGGTGGATGCGTTTCAAGAAAACCTGTTTCTATGATGCCCAAAAGATTACTCCTGTTTGTTGCATGATAGAAAAACCCAGGTTCTTCTGTTGGGACTTTATCTTCTGGGTTTCTTAAAAACCAGTTCTCCAGCAATTTTGTGGATATTTTTGCTGATGGTGACATAAAAACAGTTGTTCCAGGGGTGGCATTGATCTGTTCTACTTCGCCTTCTGGCTCAATCGCAAAAACAACAGGTTCACCACCGAACTGGTGAATAGCTCGACCCGCATAGATCTTAGCCGACCCTAGATCTTTGGTGAAAAAGACTTTGTTCAGGTTTTTCTTTCGTCCTTTTTCTGATATTTTGTCGGTTTGATCTGGTGGCAACAACTTCATTCCCGGTTGTAGTCCAAGAGCAGAACTCGTTCCATGATAAAACGTTTCTTTGATGGGTTTGTTGCCGGACCAAAGTAGGTTCTTTGCTGTTTTTGTTCCTGCATTACCCATACCTGCACCTACAATCCCACCAGCACCAACCGCATTGACTTCATCAAGCTCACCAACCTGACTAAGTTCCCATGTTGGCACCTTCACACCCATCATGTTTGCATAGTTGATGCGACCGCGGCCATCACCAACTACAGTGCCATTTGCTGTGCTTACAATGACCACAGGAGGGATTCCTTTGCTTGCCCAGGTCTTTGCTCTGGCGCTCCACTCCGGGCCTCTAAACGACGTATAATCGCCTTTGTCATCTGATGTAAGGTCCAACCAGGAGCTTATATCGTCATAGTGACTTAGTTGTTTGATGGAGAGGTTGCCAAGGAACTTGAGCTTGAATTGGTCAAGTCTCAGCGGTTGATCGTCATTCAGAACCGAACTGGCATGTTCAAGGGCATCATACAGATCTTCTTCAGAAGGTTTGCGAAGCTCTTGCTTCGCCACTTCATTAATAAGTTTCTGAATGGAAGTTGTTGACAGCTTGTTCATAAGCTGTAATTAGTTTCTTGCGAAAGGCTTGGAATCAAAGAATAGATGGATCTAGAGTGATCGTCCTAATATCCCGCTTACCTTGCAAGACTTGCAGGATATGTTCTTCAATGCTTTCAGGTGCGTAGTAATAGATGACTTCTACTGGTTTGGTTTGACCAATACGATACACTCTTCCGGTTCGTTGATCTAATCTAGCTGGGTTCCATGGCAATTCTGTGTGAATTACCACATTTGCAGCATGTTGCAACCCATCCAAACCAACTCCTCCTGCATCCGAAGCCAGAAAGACTTGAACAGCCGGATTAATCGTGAATTCTTTCAGGTTTTGCTCTCTTTGCTTCTCGGATTCTTTTCCAGTATAGAAAACAAACCCAATTCCTTCTTCTTCTAGGTTCCGTGCAATAATAGCAAGAAACTCTGTCCACTGAGAGAACAAAACCACTTTCTTGCCTTGCTTACCATGCTTCTTGATGGTTTGAGTAATAGCATTGACCTTTGGAGACGCAGGGCAGTCTTTCTTCAGAATCAATTCCAAAGTGTTACAACACTGTCTGGCTTTTAAAAGATAAGACTGTAAGATCATTCGTTCTGCGAACGACAAACCCTGCGTCATTGCTTTTGCAAGCAGCTTCTTGGCATCTGCATAATATGCATCATGGCTCTCTACTTGTTCCTTACTCATTGGAACAGCTTTGTAGTGATGAGATATTTCGGGCAAGGTTAGTTTGTTGTAACCAAACACTCTGCCTTTTAACTTTTCGTGCAATTCTTTCGTATTTTTGATGCCCGAAAAAATCAAAACCTTCTTGGTAACTGAAACAAGGTTTTGATGCTGTGTTTTAAACTTCCATGCTGGTCCAAGATGCCCTGGGGCAATTACGTCCATGATCGCGTAAAGATCGTTCAGGCTGTTTTCAATGACAGTGCCAGAAAGACCAAAGAAAAACTTAGCTTTAATGGTTTTAGCTGCGGCCCACGCTTTTGATTCACTGTTTCGAATAAACTGTATCTCATCCATCACAACCATGTCATAAGACTGGTTTTCAAACTTTTCTGCGTGGCGTGAAAAGAATTGATAAGTTACAATGTGAGCATCAAACTCACCAACTTTTCCAAGTGAGGCAACATCATTCACAAGCAATGAGTCAACACTGATGGCCCGTTTGAGTTCTCTGGCCCATTGCAGTTTGAGAGATTTTGGACAGATAACAAGAAGTTTTGCCCTTGGGTTGTCAAGGTGCTTCCTGATCCATCCATAACAAGCAATAGACGTTAACGTCTTGCCTGATCCCATCTCCATGGAACAGATTGCCTTTTGCGCTTTAAGCATTGAAGAAAAAATATCTTCTTGGTAGTCATATAGCTTCAAAGGCTCATTCAGAATGGAATCACTAACAGGAGCAACCCCATTCCATTCATTGCTGCTTCCTGCTGACACGATTCTTTGTTCGGCAAGTGAAACAGCAACACTCTTAAACAGTGGTGCGTCTTTCTTTCTTCCAATCTTGTAAGTTACGATTTGCTGCTCTAAACCATCATAAGCCATGTAGCAGAAGTCTTTTTTCCCTGATGTTCGTTTCTGTTGTCGAACAGAAAGAAACATGGGATATGAGTTGAAATGAACTGGATGTTTCAAAACAGCCGTGATGATGCCAATGTGCTCACAATGATCTGTTTCAGATTCAACAAAATGCTTACAAGAACATTGCCAAACATCGTTCACATTCTCCACTTTGAACTTGTGATGCTGGCCGTCAACAACTGCAAACTGCACAAGCTCAAAATGATCTTCCACTGGATCAAGATGAGTGATAGTGTATTGTTTGTTGATTGCTCTTGCAATATCTTGGTATTTCTCAAAAGACAATGCATCGTCAGGAGCAGGGATAGAAAGCTTTTGCTTGTCATCCCTTGGTCGGATAGAAACTGTAATCATTTATTGCCTATCTGTTTACCAAAGTTGCTAAAATATCAGCATGACACTCTTTTGGAGCACACCAACAGGCAAGTCGCTTACCCCTGAGTTCAGGGAGCTTTGCCATCAACTCGGGGTTGGATTCAAGATACTTCTTGAAGTTTTCAATGTTTTCTTCTCTTGTTCCATTTTTGAATGGGTTGTGCCAAATGGAATGGTGGGGTATTTTTGGATTCCAACGACCAACATATACGTCGTATGGAGATCGCATTACATGAACAACTAATGGATGGCTCATGGAGCCAACATATCAGTCCAGTTTAATCGCTTGAACACCATTGAGAAGTTTAATCTCATAGGTTGAAGCATCATTATTGCCCCAATGATAAAAACCTCTTACTGCCCCGATTGGTCCATGTGGCATACAGAAAAGGTGCCAATCACCAAACGAACCAACCCATTCACCATCTGTGTCGTCAGGATTTGGCAGGCCCTTTCTATCGCACCAATCCGAGAACTCTTCAAGGCTTTGGTGATAACCACCACCAATAATCTCAATTGCCTCCTCAAGAGAAACTTTCAGATTGGCACGAACCCAATCAATCAGATTGTTAACTGCACTAACCAGATTGCCTTCAAAGCATTCAGGTGTGTTTCCCTTATAGACATAACAAACAAAGTCGTTTGTTGTTCCTTCATTGCTGTACATGGAAAACAGAATCGTCTTGATAGAACTTGTTGGCATTTGTTGTCTTAACTCCTGCTTGCATACTACCAGGAAACAGAAAATGAAGCAAGAAGTTTCTCAGATGAGAATAAGATATTCGCCTGCGGGAAGCAAGTTGCGGTGGTAAAGATCCTGGGCCAAAACTTCCACATCAGGATAAAAATTGCGTTCCCACCAAAGTTTTAATTCGTAATTATCTCTTTGGTCTGGAAGGGGTTGTTCGGGGTTTCGTGCAAGCCAGCCTTTGAGGCTAACGCACATTTCCGTGGTATTTACGTCTTCTTTGATAGTATCTCTATCATACCCAGCATCGAATTCGGGGTCATATTCATTATGCACGCTGAGTTCATATGCACCGCGATGGCGACAGCCATCTTGCTGCTGAAAATTGTATGGTCTTCCATAAACTTCAGTGACAAAACTATTCCAGTCTCTAGCTAAAATTGTTTTAACTGTGTTGATTCTTAGTTGTGGCATGGTTGTATGCTGACATAGTTTCAGCAAACTGTCAACCACATTTGGAGGAACCGCAATCAAGGCAGGTAACGCAACCTTGTTGGTAGCCAAGGTTCGTAGATTGGCAATCAGGGCATTTCTTCTGAGAAGTCTTTGTGCCATCTAGGATATAGTTCTTGAGCACTCTAGACATCACTCTGGAGAACGAATAGAGATCTGACTCCTTTTCTGCTCCCTTGAGAAGTTGCTCGGCAACATAATGCACTGGAACTCCGTGTCTAAGGTTCAAAGAGATGCTTCTGGTGAATGCAGAATGCACTGGATTCTCAAACACATTTCCAATATCTCTGATAACCGTTTCGTCTTCTGGCCCTCGATCATGGTCGTAGTGAAAATCATACCTTGCAGGATTGATTTCGCCATTGTGTTTTACGATCTTTCCGTTACGAACTCTTTTTGGAAAGTTGACGAACTTTGCCAAACCACCCATGAGCTCATATGGTTTGCCGTCTAGTTTTCCAACAAAGATGGTCCATTTCTCTCCTTGTACAGTTGAGTGATAAACGTCACATTCGAGTTCTTGTGGGCGTTTTGGCGCATGATTCTCAACCAAGACTTCCTTCTTTGTTGTTTGTTTTGACTTTTCATCCAAAACAACACCAGCCCTTGAGTTCTTGCGGTAGATGGTGATGCCTTTGCATCCTTGCTCCCAACCACGCATGTAGACTTGTTTAACCGTTTCAATGTCGGCTTCTTCTGGAAGGTTTGTAGTGTTGGAGATAGAGTGATCTATCCACTTCTGTGCAGCACCCTGCATGTCTACTTTGGCAACCCAATCCACGTCATCTGCGGTTGAATTCCAATAAGGAGATTGCTGAATGTCTTCATCCGTTTTGCCAGTTATCTGCTTCCAAGCTTCGAAACCATTGTGATAGACAGAAAACTCAGTCCACTTATCCCCCAATTCATCAACAAAGTCTACCTTTGCTTCTTTATCGTTTGGATTGATCTTCTTTCTGCGAATTGCCCGGATGTAAAGAACGTTTTCAATACCAGAGCTCACACCATAACCAATGATTGACTTTGCCAACAGGGAGGTAGATCCTGCTGGTGGAGTGGTCAGGTTGGCAATGTTTCTACGACCATATCGAGAATATTCTTCTGCAAGCTCTTGGTTCGCTTGCATGACACTCTGAATGAATGGATGCTTGTGTTCGGCAGCATAAGAATATGCTGGGAAGGCCCCTCTTTCTTTTGCCAAGTTAACGGAAGAACTATAGCTGTTCAAAGCCAACTCTTTATAGAGTTTCTCGACGAACTCAATGCTTTCTTTTGAGCCATAACGCATGTTCATGGCAGCCACCAAGTCACCAACACCAGTTAAACCAAGACCTGTTCTTCGGCCATTGACACAAGCTTGCTTGATCTTTTTCCATAGGTTAAACTCAATGCTTTTTACCTCTTCTGGTTCTGGATCTGCAATGATCTTAGCAAGAATGCCATCAATACACTCAAGCTCCAAATCAACAATGTCATCCATCAGTCTTTGAGCAACACGAACAACTTCCCCATACTTCTTCCAATCCATCTCGGGTTTGAGAAATGGATTCTTCACAAAAGACAAAGCATTAACAAGCAACAACCGGCAAGAATCATAAGCAGAAAGTGTTATCTCGCCGCAATTAGAAACCAACAGGCCACCTGTCCAATAAGTGTGTTCATCAGCTTCTACAGTGATATCATACACCTTTTCTTCTCCAAGATATTGAGTATCAACAATCTCATAAGAAACCTTTGGAGATTTTGAGCTTGGTTTTAGCTCCAAAGAAGCTGCAAGCTTCTTTTGCTTTTCTGGGTGGATAAAACCAATCAATTCTTGAAAAAGCTTACGGCCTTGCTTGGTGCCAATACTAAGATCATAGCTTTCCCTGCACTCATAAGTGCCATTGTCAAACTCAACTTCATGAGCTTTGTTTGTTGTGTAGTATGAACTAATTCCGAGCATTGAAAGCATCAACTGAACCTGTTCTACCAACTTCAAACAAGATGATTTGAGTTGAACTCTATTACCCACCACAGTTCCATTTGCCGTAAACAAGCCTCGAAGAAAACCACGAATCTTTTGTTGATTTGCCGAGTGTAGCCAATCAGGGTGCAATTCTCGTTCGTATGTTTTTTTCAAGAATTCGTTGGTTGTCTGAACAAGATACGCTGTTGGTTTTACCCCTGGTCGATGCTCAACAACAAGATGTCTGATCTCGCTATCAAAATAGCATTGATCATCTTTACCAATGTGAAGAAAAACCCTGTTGGATGCTTTGTGGAACTCGCCATCACCCCAAACCAAGCCATCCATGACATCTCGTGGATCAAGTGCTTGTGAAGCTTCTTCAAAAGACAACTGACCCTGAGACGTGTCAATTGACTCAGCCATGGCTACTTCAATCTTCTCACCACCAGATACAACTCTGTGGTTTTCAGTTCCATAGAAAGTGCCTGCTCTAGTTTTGTAGGCATACACAGGTTTAACACCTGTGCAAATCTTGTTTACAACTTTAGTCCAACGCTTTCCTGACCAAATCACGCTTCCAACATTGATGTTTTCAAATGTTCTAATGCCTTCTGGTGTTAGAACCGTTGCCCATCCGGGTTGACATGGATTTGTAGAGATTGTCTTGAACTCTGGGTAACAGTTTGCTGGACAGGTTTTCATAACAGCATCCCAGAACAACAGTCCCGGCTCTGCACTCTTGTGGGCTGCACCAATGATTTCAGTCCAGAGTTCTTCGGCATCAACCATTTCTGAAATGCTTGGGTTGGTAGAATCAACGGGGAAACGAAGTTGAACCTTTTCCTTGTTTCTAACAGCATTGACAAATTCATCTGATAGACGAATGCTGATGTTTGCGCCTGTTACTTTTTTCAGATCTTCTTTGATGTGAATGAAAGTTCGAATCTCGGGATGATGAACAGAAAGAGTTAGCATCAAAGCTCCTCTGCGGCCTCCCTGAGCAACCTCTCTGCAAGTGTTAGAGAATCTCTCCATAAACACTCCAATGCCATCAGTAGTAAGAGCAGCATTAGCTGTCTGCAAACCCTTTGGTCGGATAGTAGAGATGTCGAAACCAACGCCGCCTCTGCGTTTCATGATTTGAGCCTGCTCTTGGTCAGTTTTCAAAATACCACCATAAGAATCATATGGTGATTCAATCACGAAGCAATTCGAGATAGACATGATCTGGTAAGGATTGCCTATTCCTGCCATTGGCGAACCTTGTGGGATGATATACTCGAACCCATCCAAGTAACCAAAAATTTCATCTTCTGATAGCGGGTTTGAATACTTGGATTCTATTCTTGCAAACTCTTTTGCAAGGCGCTTGTGCATTGCTTTTGGAGTGGTTTCAATAATATTCCCAGATTCGTCTTTCAATGCATATTTTCCAACAAATACTGAAGCTGCTATCTTGTTGCCTTTAAAATAGTCAAGAGACTCATTTAGTGCCTGATTGTAATCTGCCATTGTTTTATCCTTCTCTTCAATCCGTTTTGCCATCAGACAACTCCAAAGAGCTCTGATTACCCATTACTTTGCGAACGTTAATCTGCCGAAGAGTCCTTCTGACAAGATTCATTTCTTCTTGTTTTTCGCGTTCTTGTTCAGCAGTATAGTTTTTTACTTCTTCTTCTGACAAGATTTCAATTCTAGACCTGGCTGTGTCAATCCTTACTTTGTAAGAAAAACCGTCAATACCGGCCCTATTCTTTGCAATGAACAAGGTGCCATATCCGGTTGCTTTTTGACTTTCTGGCCTTCCAAGACCAACAACAAAGTCACAAATGTGTGCTTGAGCATAAGACTCTGACATGTTCGCCAATGTAATAACGTCAGAATCCGCACCGTCTTTGTTTGATTGCGTTGCTGTCCACACAGGAACGTCCATCTCATTTGCAAAAGATCTTAGTTCTTCATAGATCTTCTTGAGTTCCATGCGAGGAAGTTCATACTTCTCTGTTGAACGCATAATTCCCGCATAGTCAACAACGATGATATCTGGGCGGAAGTTCTCCAACGCCAGTTTGTCAATGAATGTACGCAAGGTGTTGACAGTGGCAGTTCCAGTTGGAAAATACTTGACACGCAAGTGTCCAATCTTTCCATTGTTTTCAGCATAGAACTGTTTGATCTCTTCTTTTCTCTCGGCACATTCAAGCGAATCAATACCAAGAAGGTGGGAGTCATAACGAATGCCAACCGCTCTTTCGTTCAACTCGAATGTGAAATGCAACACATTCTTGTTTTGAAGCAGAGCTTGTGCTCCAATGTGAACAAGAAAATGGCTTTTTCCTACGCCTGTGGGAGCAATGACAACATTCAACTCACCGCATCCAGCACCGCCATTCAGAATCTTTCTTGAATCTAAGCTGCTAGAACCATTCGCACTTTGTATGTTTGTTTTGATGGTTTTGCGATATGTTTCTGAATATCGTGCATCAACATCATTCTCAAGGTCCAAACCAGGGCTTTGTGTCTGACCCGCACTAATAGCTTTTTTAATGATTTCAATGGCACGATCATACTGCTCTTCTTCGCTGATAAGCTCAGAACACTCAACCAATGCGTTCTTAAATCCTTGTTGACGGCAAAAAGAAAGAGCGACATCTTTGACATGTTGCAAGTCGCCAAGATCTTTTTTGTTTTTTGTGTTTACAATAACAGTTTTGATCTGAAGGTCGAGCGCAGCATCAGCCTCATTTTTCAGATCATCACGAACAACAGACACGAAAAGTTCCAAGGATGGAAACTCTTTGTATTTCTGGTAGTACCCAAGATATTTTGCAGTCAATCTACGCAGATAAGCGTATTCAAAGTAATCCAGGTTGATAACCTCAGCCATTTGTGCCGCCCATTGCCTGTCAGTAAGCATCGCTTGCACAATTTTTTCCTGAAAATGTCGGTCAAAATTAGAAAAAGACTTCCTGTTGTCTGCACTTTGTGTAGTGGACATTTATGTAACTCCTTGGGCTTTCTTTATTGGTGAGTGTTAAGGTATACAGCAGATGCTTTTTTGATTTTACCAATCGTGTTCCATTGCTTTTTGTTATTTGTTTGCAGCCAATGAAGATTCTGTAGCCTCATAACTTGAAAGAGCATTTGAGTCTGTGGAGAATAAGTAAGTGCCTCGATGCCGTTCTTCCATTACTTTGTCACTAAAGAAATTTGCATCTGGTAAGCCATGGAATCAAAATCTATATTTGAAACAACACCAGCAGAAATCAGGGTCTTAATCAAAGCAAGCTTGTTCATCTTTGGTTCAAAGTTGTCAACCGAGTATTCAATCTTTGAAATCTGATTGGCAGCCAACGTACCAGTTCCAAGATACATCAGTTTCCAGTTGCGTCTTACAATCTCTTCACAAGCCACCAACGACTCAATAGCCTTGGGTGGTTTCTTATCGTTTAAACGCTGTTTAGCGGCCTCAACCAATTCTTGTATCGTGGTGTCCTTGGAATCATCAGAGAGCGACGGAAACAGCTTCACAGCCGTTTTAAACCCCATCCCTGGAACACCCGGGATGTTGTCGGAGTCATCTCCTGTCATGGTTCTTACCAGAACATAGTTCCTGGCTGGTATTTCCAGGTGTTCATCTTTGCCAACTTTCACTTTCACAATAGGGCCATCATGAAAAGACTTATCAGCCGGATTAAAGATCTTGACATCGGGTTCATCAAGCAGTTGGTAGAAGTCTCTGTCAGAAGACACGATAATCTTCAAAGCATTTAGTTTTTTCAACTTGTATCGGATCAGATAACCAATCACATCATCACATTCTGTATCTGCAACGTAAATCTGACACACTGGTAGATTCTTCAAGCAATCAACTAGGAGTTTGATCTGCTTGATCTTGCTTTCTGTGTCATCTTTGATCCATTTTTTTGTAGGAACTCCATTCAAAGGAAGATTTATGCTTTGAAAGTCGGATCTCGTTTTAATCCTGTTGTTTTTGTACTCGGGGAAGATTTTCTTTCTTCGTGGACAACCTCCACCTTGCTCCCATACAACGTAAACACGCTCTGGTGAAAACTGGTTCACCATTCCATGCAAAGCTTTTAAAAATCCAACAACACCACCACAAAGTTCACCAGATGTAGTGGTTGTTTCATTAACCATGAAATGACGAAGAAACAAGTTGAATCCATCAATGACCAGAATTGGACGTTTATCCATTGTTAGTTTTACCTTTCACCGAGTATATCATGTTCATAGTTTCAAATGAACAAAACCTATTTAGCAGAATGAAAAGCTTGACTAAGTTTTTTGATTTCCTGTTAGAAGAAATCGAGGTTTTCTCTTTCGAGGAGTTGAAAAAGTATGTTGGTACAAACCAACGCATTCAGTATTTGGAAAAGACTTTAAATTCTGTGGGTTACGGAAGCAGCAGGGCTGTTTATGAGCTGTCTAACAACTTGGTTTTAAAGGCAGGGTTGGATGAGAAAGGATTCACTCAGAATCAAACAGAGTATGAACTCTATCACCAAGTACCGAAAAACGTTCAAAACGTGCTTGCAGCCATCAAAGAACCTCACCATCCAAATTATGAATGGATTGTGATGGAAAAAGTAAGGGTTTTTTCATCTGAGGAAGAGTTCGAACAAGAACTAGGACTTTCACCTGATAAAGCCGAAATGCTTTTTCGTGGTTTTTGTTTTCATGCAACAACATTGGAAGAAATTCAAAACCACATTGAAAAACTTATTGCTTATCTGACGGATATTGCAAGTAGAAGCGAAAGGAAAAACTTTAAAGACAAAAAGGCGCTAGAGAGAGTAGAGCAACATAAAAAAATGCTAAACTTCACACGGGCTTTTTCTGACATATGCTTGGCAATACCATACCTTGAAACAAATGGCTCTGATCTTGGAAGGCCAGAACAACTAGGAAAAGCACCTGATGGAAGAGTTGTGATCGTGGACTATGGTTTTGGTAAAAAAGCATACTCTCAATACAACCCGACACCATATCAGCAACACATGCAGCAACACATGCAAGATATGGACGACAACTACGACGATCATCAAGAATATGACAAATATGGAAACAAAGTTGTAAGATCAATCCCAAAAACAACAACCGTTACACCACCACAAACAATAAACAAAACAACACAGCCAGATGACATTCCATTCTGAGGAGAAACATGAAAGCACACTGTCCACCAACAGGAGATTGCGTTATTTGCAAAATCACTGTTATCCATACTGAAACCAAAGGATTTATTTACGTCAAAAACGGTAGAGTTTTGCGTGGAATGATATCTTGCGAGTGGTAAAATGAAAAATAACTATCGACAAACAAAAGTTACTGTTTTAAACAACCCATTCACCAACACCAAATGGATTGTTCTATATAACCCCGTCAATCATAAAAGCATGGGAATGCCTTGTGTTGTTAATGGCGCAACAACCTTGGTGGCTAAAAAAGCACTCGAAGCTGTAACTGATGAAAACGTAGCTGTTATGTTGAACTTGAGTTCGGATGAACTCAAAGAGTATTATCAAACTTGGAAGTCATATAGAAAAAAGTTGGCTTGAGGTTGTTTCCTCAAGCCAACTCCATCAAGCGCCTGTGGAGCCGAAGCCTGCTGCTCCACGAGATGTCTCAGTAACATCTTCTGCTTCTTCAATCAGAACATCCTTGGGCGTTCTACGAACTATCATCTGGGCAATCCTGTCACCCGGTTTGAACCTTTGTCCACCAGAACCTTCGCCACTCATTTGCAAAATCACCATAATCTCGCCACGATAAGTTGCATCAATAATCCCACCCAAAGGGTATATTCCGTTAAGCGCAACACCCGATCTGCCTTCAATTTGAAGGAATAGAAGATCAGGACCGTCTTCCAATGGCATATCTGCCAATGCAAGTCCAGTTCCTACTTTTACCGTCTGGTTTGGATACAAAAAAACCTCACTAACACAATAGAGATCATAGGCAGCATCTCCCGGTCTTCCTTTTGTTGGTAGTTTGGCTTCAGGTGTGAGCTTCTTAAACTTGATTGATATACTCATTGGTTTTTAATCCTTTCAGGAGCAATGTGTTCACTCATCATTTTCCTGTTTTTTCATTTCTTCATATGAATTTGTATCGACACCCTTTAGAGTTGGATGGCTGTTCTCATTAGATTTAATGATCAAAGCAGCATCCAACAGTTCATTGATATAAGGCTGATACTCTGGGACGTTGAGAATTTTTTCTCTGAATTCTTGCTTGTAGAAGTTTACTTCGTGCAAGACTTCTCCTGTTGCGTCATCGGCTACTGTAAAATACTTCCAGCTTCCACCGCCAGATATCGAGAGTCTTTTTCCATTAGAGATGGTTGGCCCTTTTGCGTCAAAATGAGCACGCAACGTATCAAACAATGACTCATCATCATTTACTCCGTGGCCAAAAAGAATAGAAAGTTCAGCAGAACGGAATGGCTTTGCCACTTTGTTTTTGATGACCTTAACCTCTACATTAACTCCAATGATTCGATCCTTCTCTCCTTTGATTGGAGTAGGTGTCATCACACGAAGTCTTACAGAACAAGCATAAGGAATAGCATTTCCTCCAGGCGTGGTTGTTGGATCTCCATACATCACACCAATCTTCATTCTTTGCTGATTGATCAAAAGAAAGAGAACTTTTTGATTAGCAATGATATTACTGATCTTTCTCATTCCCTTCGACAAAACACGAGCTTGCAAACCAATTGAGTTGTCCTCGTATTCGCCTTCCAACTCTGCCTTTGGCGAACAAGCAGCAACAGAATCCCAGATGATTGTCATAGGAACATCCTTGTTCAATGATCTAGATTTCAAAATCGCCATCTCGGCATACTTCAAAACATCTTCTGTGCAGTTTGTCTGAATGAAAACAAAGTTTTTGTGAACATTGATTCCCAAATCTCTTAGGTTTTCAGGGCTTGTTGCGTTTTCAGTGTCAATGTAAACAACAATTCCACCCATTTGCTGGGTAGAGCGGGCTGCTTCAAAAGCAAGGTGCGACTTGCCCGAGGAAGGAGGGCCTTGAATTTCAATGATCCTTCCTTCAGGAAAACCACCGCCACGTCGGTTTGAGATCGCATAATCTAACAGTTTTGAACCAGTGGAAACCCACCTTTTCACATTCGTAGGAGCATCGTCGTCTCCAAGATTGAAAGCAATCTTGTCATTTGCTTCCTTGTTTAACTGCTTGATTAGATCAGCAGAAAAATCTTCCGAGTTGTCTTTTGGAGTTGAGATATATTGGGTGATTTGTTCTTTTTTCTTTGGTGGCATAGTTTTCTCTGATTGGGTTTGTTTAGTTTGTTGATTCTTAGAATAGATGAATTACCTTTGTTTTAAGCACTATAATGAAAAAACCCCCAAGCCATTTTCATGGTGGGGGTTTCTTGCTTGTTATGATCTAATGATCAGAGTCCCGCAAATTGAGCCGCAATGCTATCTGCTGTGTCAGAAGGCTCTTCTGGCTTTTCCTCTTTATCTTCAACAGGTTGCCCAGAACTTGTAGGCTGTGCAAGATAGTTCTCAAGCAATGTTTCAAGTTCGGAACTGGACTTGCATTGGCTCTTAAAGATCTGAACCAGATTCGGAATCGAATCAATCAACTTCTGTGCTTCCTCAGCATTTGCAAGAAGCTTGGTCTTCTTTGCTCTGATCAGAGGCTTTACATCGTTCACGGGGTACGACTTGTTCGACCCAGGAGGAGTAAAGGTTTTACCAGAAGCACTGACAGTGATTTGAAAGTCATGACCAGAGTTTGGATCGGTCACATCCTCATCACGGTAATCTTCTGATACAAAGATGCTGAAAAGCTCCTTGCACATAGTTGGAGAAAGCTCCCAAATCTGAACGCCTTCTTTTTCTTCCTCACGAACCAAGATGGGTGCAAAAAATCTTGGTTTTGGCAAAAGCGGTTTGATAACCTTCCAAGCACTACTGTTCTTGCGGTCTTTTCTAAGCTCTGTTACAAGCTCGGCAACAGGATCTTGCAAACCAAACTGCGCTGGTGCCACCAATCTCCATTGCGTAAAAGCCTTGTCATCATAAAAAGCAACCTCTTGAAAGGGTTGCTCGTTCTGATCTTGATATGGAAGAAATCTGATGTTGTAAACTTTGGTCTTGCCATCCTCTGTCAAAGATGGTTTCCATTGCTTGTAGCCAGGACCAGCCTTTGTAGTTGCTTTGCGTTCGCCAGTCATTACTTGATAGGTTTCAATTAGTCTTTTAATGTTATATGCCATGGTTTTTTCTTTGTGGTTTTAGTTGTGGTTTAGGTTAGATTTAGTAATTGTGATAGCGTTATTGCTATCTCCTTAAGTATGGTTGATCTGTGTCTTTCTGTATTAGTCCTCTGTCGTTTTCCCAGACTAAATTCCGTAGTATTTTCAGGTATTTAGCGGGCAGTGCTTGGTTTGTTTGTGTGGCCTGTGAGAGCCACTCGGATTGCCTGCTGTAGAACAATAGCCAACATTGGCTCGTTGTGAACTACGAGGTTGTTATCTGTACTCCGAACTCTATCTTTGATGCTTGAGATGGCATAGTGTTCATCACGCGATAGTTTTATGCCATGTCTTTGCAAGATGAATAACGAACGCAAAGAAACGGGAATGTCAATCATGGCAGGATTTATTTCATACATGATCCCTTGCTTGTTGTGCCATTCGGAATTCTTTGGCAGATAGTAAAGCCCGGTTTCATCACCACATTTCCCAATGTCGTGAAAAAGACCTGTTACAATGAGAGATTCGGATGGCAACTGAGAGCCATAGGCTTGATTAAGGGTGCTCATGAATTTCAGAACATTCAATGAGTGTTTCACAAGTCCTCCTGGGTAGGCTCCAAGATAATCAGTCCTTGTTGATGCAGGAGCGAGGATCAAAGTTTCCTCTAAAGAAGAAACCAAACTCAATAATGAGTTTTTGCGTTCCTGATCAGCTTTAGTCGATATAAGCTGTTTAAAGGTGTTGATGTTGGAAATTGCTTCCTGTAGTTCTTGATTGATTTCTTTCATATAGAAGATGCTATCTTCTGGGATTAAAGAAATAAACTAAAAACGAGAAGAACTTATTGGGAAAACAACAGAGTTTAACTTTGGAATGTTGGTTGAACCTATTTTTTGCAATTCAGGCAACAGATGCATTGCACTGTTATGAACATCAAGCACCAAAGCGTCATGAATGATAAAAACAGGGACTATTAGTTCGTTGTTTTTAATAAATTCAACAATGTTCATAAAACCAAACAGAGCTACATCAACTGCGGTGCTTTGAGCAAAATAGTTTAAAAGCATATAAGGCTTGGCATCCGTTGTGTCCAAAGGGCGGCCATAGAAACTAGAAATAAACTTGCGATCATTGGCTTCGTACTCCTCCAAAAGTTGCTGGCGAATCAATGAAAGACCAAAAAAGTCATTTACTGCTTCTACAAATCCCTCTTTGTCTTTGATATCTGGAAGTTTTTCAATGATCTTCTCATGGCTTAAGCCGTAAAGCTGACCAAGAATAACTTCTTTTACCTGTTCTCGTTTAACATCTGTTATTCCAAGGTTTGTCAGAACTTCTTGGTATATGTCATCACCGAGTTTCCTGATAAGTGGAACACTACCAGGGAGGGGGGAGGAAAGAGAGAATACTACTCTTGGTTCAAGTGCTCTAAAGTCCAACTGGACCAGTTTCCCATTGATGCCAAAACGAGAAGCAATAATGTTTCTTTGAACCTTTGGCAAAAGAAGGATATTTGGCCCTTCAACTACCTTGAGTCTTCCTGTCTTCGTTAGAGACTTGGAGTAATGTATTTTTCTTGCATAACCAAGAGAGTTAGCTTCAAATCCTGCAAAAACATGTGGCGTCACAAGATCTGGACTGCGTTTATGAAGCATCCAAGCCATTGGGTTTATCTTGGCTGGCTGCATCATTTCTAACAAAGGAAGAGTTTTGCTGTAATAGTTTCTATAGTAGTCAAGGTTCAGATCCGAGAAGCCATGCCACAACTCATGCGCCAAACGCTCTATAGAGCTTTTAAAAGCCTTTGGAGGCATGGCTTGACTCCAGGGTACAACCACTCCATCTACGCCCTTTAAAACGCCTTCCATGGCTTTTGCGTGCGGCCCTTCTGGGAAGCGTGGGAGTTGACAGTTGTAGACTCTTGCTATCTCTGGGAGATCTGGCTTCCCGTACACAAGAAGTTCTTCGGATGGCAAACTTTCAGTTCTGAATATCTCTTTTTCGCCTGTCACTATTAAATGCTGTTTGAAACCAAGGATATTTTTGTCAATATAAATTGCCATGTCATGTTTTTAACATTTTCGCTTGACTTTTGTGACCAACAAGGTAAGATGTTCTTCATGGATATTTCTCAGCTTACCCCAGGTAGTCGTTACCGTTTTTCGATCAGTTATCCTGGGCGATTCATCAAGACGAATCGCGGCAAGATGATTGAGTGGTCTTCGGGATTCACTGGTGAATTTGAAGGCGTGTTTCTTGAAAGGCAAGATAGGCGCAGGGAGGCTTTTGATCCCTCGAAGGTGACATATGCAAACATTCCTATTCTCGATGAATGGGATTATTGGAATGATGCCACGATCAACCCGGAAATTCATCGGTTTTGGGATTGGGGAAAGTTTCTGCGCAAGGACGGAGTGGTAGTGGAGTATCCGCTCAGTTTCATCACCCAGATCTCAAAGTATCTGGGATATGAGCAGATTTAAATCGATGATCTTTGTTGTTGGCTTTGTGTCTCTCTACCAGGAGTGTTGTCTGCATTGTTCTGAATGTCGTTAAGAACCGTTTGAGCATTGCGAACAGTTTCAATAAGAGAACGATACTTGCCCCATCCATCATAAGGTGAAAACCTTACATCCGTTGTGAAGCTGCCTTGCTCAAACTTGTGTGACAAACCAGTTACATAGTAATAGTTGTCTATTGTAGTTCCTGTCGCAAAATCAACAAAAAACTTCGTTCCAAACTCTAGCAATGGACATCCTAGACATGCTACAGATAGCTCACAAGGGATTACTTGGAGCGGCAATCCACCAGGGCTTTCTCCGTTTGGCAACAGTGGATCTGTATGAAATGATCGCAACAAGTTCACAGTAGACAACTGTGGATTCTGCTGTGTTGACAACGAAGCATCTTTCACTGTTGTTCCTTGGGCTCCCACAATGATGTATGGGCTTGTTTTCATCATGAACTCACGCAGCCTAGCAGGCCCACCATTGATTCGATACATTGGTGGTTCTGAGTTTGGAATTCTTGTTATCAACTGAGCGTTTCTTGCCGCTTCGATCATGCTTCTAGCAGCTTCAGCATGAGACTCTCTAACACCTGGATTGCCTCCAGTGCCAGTTGACACATGAGCCAATGATCGCAACTCTTCTTCTCTGTTTGCCTCAAGCAAAGCTGCTTGAGTGTCATAAGAAGTTGTGTTGCGATCAAAAATGTGAATTCTCAAAATGGACATTGCCAAAGCGCCTTCTCTTGTTTGTCCATCAGCAAGAACACTTGTAGATCTTGGCACACATTCAATATAGTAATCCAACTGAGGCAATCTAAACGAGCCATCAGGAGTTCCGTTCGGACTTCTTAACAAACTTTCTAACCTTGTTTGAAGAGCCAGTGAGTCTTCGGCCGTTGATTCCGCCGCACCCGATGAAGTGTTCTCCCTTGGCGTTCTCCAAAACGGCCTGTGAGAACCCGAAGGATCTCGCAGACCATAAGAAGGAGCAGCAGGATCTTCAACGATTGTTCTTGAAATGAAGTTCAAAAAGTCTTGCAAAGACATGTCGGCCGCACGAGAGATGTTCTCCATTCTATATCTGGTGTACTCTCGCAAAAAATATCTTGTGTCAACTTGGAAGTTGGCTATGTTCAAAGTTCGTGCAAAACCAGCATAAGAGTTAAAAGGATAGAATATCAACTGAATGTCGTCAAACTTGTGAGTAGCAGCTAATGGCTGACCAACAAAAGCAAGCAGCAAAGAACCCAAAGTCACTGAAGGTCTGACGTTGAAAGTGCGAAGCACTCTTGATGCCTCTTCTATTTCTCTTCTTGTCTCCCCGGCATAAGTAATATAACGTTGTCCTGCCGCAGCACCTTCTGGGTAATTTGGTGTTGGTGGTGCTGCAAACACTTCCACACCACCACGAGAGATTCTTTGTAGTTTCTCAGCAATACTGTTTTGAATGGTTGTTCTCAGTCTTCTAACTTGACCGTCTTGATTTCCAACTCCATAAAGAGTGTTCAGTGTGTTTAAAAGCGCCTGGGCATTTGGATTGCCTTGATTCCTACGAAGCTGTGCTGAAAAAGTGTTTAGCTCTCTTCGTAACTCGGGAGTTAAAAGAAGTTGTCCGTTTGCATCACCCGCTGCATCCAAAATTTGAATACCTCTAACTTCACGAGTGCCAGGAGAGTTGTTTTGAAACACTCTTCTTCTCAACTCTCCCACTTGTGTTGAGAGCTCTCTTATTTGCCGAATAATATCTCCAGCACCCGTTTCGGCTGAAGAAATTGTTTCTGTGCGAAAGTCATTAGCTCCTCTCATGGCAAGAGAAAGAGTTATGTTGACCTGTCCTGCATTGTCAAATGTCATTGACACATTCACAATGCCATATTTTTCTCGACATCTCATTCCATTGATAAGATTGGCATAAGCGTTCTTAGCTGATGGAGGATCTGGATGCTTCCAACCATACTCAATAAGAATCTCTGTGTTGCTGTAAAGATCTGGACGGATAAAGTCAGCAATCTCAGAGATTCTTGAACGGTCATGCAAAACGAAATCCATTTTGGCGGTCTTATAGCACATAAAACCAGTTGTTGGCACAACTTCAATGTTTAAACTCTTAAACGTCATGAACGGTCTGAACTTATCAAGAACAGCAGAAGAACGCCTGTTCGTGCCTAAAGCTTTTTGGTTTCGATCTTCATTCCCATTGACCAACGTTTGAGGCGCAGTAAAAAGCTCCATCCCAGCGATTGTGAATTCTTGAGTATTGCCTCCTGAAGTTGAACCAGAAAGCTGGTTTGCATTCAACAACAACCTTCTTGTCCCATCAGGAGCCACTTCAGCACCATCCAAGAACTTTATCAGCCCTGGACCTTGGATCTGGTTGTTGCTTGCAACGGGTGGCCTGCTAAACTGAAAAAGAATGTCAAGGTATGGAAGGGATCTTGCAATCTCAACATTTGGTACACCGTTTAAAAAAATCGTAACAGCATTGATGTTTTTATGTATTGGTAACACCCTTACTGAGTTCATCATGATCGCAGAAAGAGAAGGAGACAAATATCTGTTGGGTTGTGCAGGCACATTGTTAATCTCAGTGGAACCCAAGATTCTTTGGATAGAATCTTCAGGGCCGTTGACAGATCCCCTTAAAACTCCACCGTTTTCAGGCACAGAAGCGTTGTTGTTGTTGTCTCCTGGGCCATAGGCTATCTTAACAATCCTGTTAACGGCTTGAACAAGTTCTTGACCAGAGTTCTCACTCCCTTGTTCAGCAGTCCCCACTTCCAACATTTTATTGATTCCATTAATAATATCATTACTGGTGTAGCCGCCAGTTGATGTGTCAATCAACAACTCAATCATTCTTGTGATGTATTCAGGAGGTTGTGGTAAGTCATAAGACGTTCCACTTTCTTGACCTTGGATTTGAGAAAGAGCGATTCTTCCCGAAAGATCTCTAACCGTGTAAAGACCGTAATACTTCGACAACATTTTTATTGCATCTTGAAGTGGTATGGAAGTTTGAATATGGTTTGCTGCAAAACTCATGTTTTTACCTATTGAACATCATGGAATTTGTTAAAGATCACCCAACAAAGCGTGAACAATCACTTAAATCGGGTATTCTAATAATGGTCCCAACAGGAACTTGCAAACCCCATCCTATGTTGGAAGCTGCGGCGATCAACCACCAAAGCTTTCCGTCTCCATAATACAACCCAGCAAGAATATCAAGCCGATTGCTCTCTTGAAGAACAATCTCTTGATATCGAATGTTTCCAGCTTGAATGTTTTGTCTGATCGCTGGGACAGCAAAAGAAGTGCCGTAACGATACCCCAATCCTATAACTGGTGTTCTTGCATATCTGTTCAAAGTGCTACCCTCTCATTAAAACTTTCCGCCTACGGCTCCCGAACCATTTCCGCCATTTTGCGATCCGTTACCAGAACGTGTGTTTGACAGTCTCAAAGCTCTTGCCATGTTTATTCTCTCAGATTCTATTTGAATTCTCTCAGAAGTGTCTGCTGTCATGTTCTGAACTGTGTCACCTACGTTGTAGACAGGTGCAGTCGTGAAACCATTAGAATCCAAACCAGGATTGAGATCATAGATCGGTGCAAAGTCTATTGAGATCTTTACAGACATTGGAGCTCTTGCGTTTTGACGACCAGTTTCCCAACGAGCCTCACTCCAATCAAACTTCAAAGACTTGATAAACCCTGCCAGCCCTTTGCCTTGTGTGCTTTCAAAAGCTTTGACAATGGGGTTGCCATTGTTCCCAGCAGGACTGAAGAATGTAGAAACAACATTCTGCGTATTGACTTGTTGCGCTGAAGACGAAACTGATGTTTGAATGCCGGTTTGATTGGTTGCAACTCTGTTGATTTCAACGGGATCTGCACTTAGATCAAGCTCAGAACAAGAATAGATGCCGTCTTGTCCCACACCGCCACCCGGCACTGTAAACCTGTAGTATTTAATGCCATTTCTTTCTTGGAAGCCTGTTATTCTTACTCGCATCTGATGAGTTACTTCCAAAGGAGCTCCGGCTGGTGATGCCTGTGGTGTAACAGTTTGACCTCCCGCTTGTGACACGGTTGTGATAAAACCTTGAACGCCAGCACCTTGTCTTCCGCCAATACCATTCCTTGCGGTTTGTCCTGGCTGTGCCGCCGAGTCTACAAGGTTCCCAACTCTAGGATATCCTCGCAGTCGTTGTCCTGCTCCTCGTTGAGCACGCATCATTGGTAGTGGCGTGATCAAGGCGTGTTCGCCAACGTTAAAAACATGCTGTCTGTCCATCCTTTGTGTCACGTTCTCTATTGCCACTCTTAAATTTGTGTTTCTTGAAGTCTCTGCTTCTTGACCTTCCAAAGAGAACTGACTTGAGCCGACGCCAAACAATCTAGCCAATCCAAACTTTGAGTAGTTGCTCTTGAAAAGATCTCCTAGACGCAAACGAATCAAAGGAGAAGCTGATGGAACTTGTGAGAATGGCTGAATGAACTTGTTTGTGGCCGTTCCCACTTGGCGACCCTCAGTGTACTGTGGATAAACGAGAGTGATCAACTTGTTGATCTTAAACCACATGTGGTCAAAGTCTTTGTGGTTTGTCGATACCACTCTAAAACTCAAAGAGATGTTGCGTTTTGTGTTTTTGTAAATGGAAGCAGAACCAATCCTTCCGTAACCCTCAACCTCTGTAAGATCAACATCAAAACTGTCACTCATGTCTTCCAGAAAAGCGTGAAAGGCAATGATCTCATTGGTTCTTAGGTCATGAAAATAAAATGGCATGTAGTCAGCATCAAGATAGGCTTCCATTGCTTTAACATCTTCTGCGCTGATTCTGTTGCCATCTAGTTTGTCCGGTCCTTTAATCTCATGAAGCTTGTTGCCAGTAAGATCTGCTGCAAGAATCTCCGAGGGATTGCCGCTTTGATTAGAAGCCCCAAGATAGTTCATCTCAGCCCTTGAGATTCCATTTGGAATCATGTACATAGACTTAACGGTGTTGGAGCCCCAAGCCAAAGCATTCCTGTATTGGGAAGGCAGTCTATCAACAGACTGAAGAACTGCTGGGTTCAAACTTATCTCTCTTTTTGGCCCCACATCAGCTTCGGCAACAATCAAGTCAATATCTGAAATGAATTCAGAGATTCCTCCGTTACTGCCAATAACAAACCCATCCAGTTCATGAGACAGTGCGATGTCTCCTATTGATGCAAGAATGTTACAAAACTTCAACAGTTGAGACTCGTTGATTTTCTGAATGATTTCAATTGGGCCAACAGGATTTCCAAGCAAACCAACATCGTTGATGCTGGTTACGCCTTCAACATTAGCAACTCCCCCAGCCATTTGCATAACCATGTCGCGAGTACCACGGATCAAAGATCTTAAAACCGTGTTGTAGTAGCCATGGTTCTGAAGTAACTCAAGTGTTTCTGCCCTGATGTCAGAAAGGCCGAAAAAGATGTCAATGCCTCTAGAAACACACTGGAAGTAGTCGTTTTTTGTCGGAAACGCTCGTATAACATACGTTGCATTCCGATAAGCTGAGACTTGATCTTCCTTTCCAAGAAAAGATCCAATTCTTCTGCGTCGATCATCTCTTGAAAGATTGGCTCCTGGTTGTATTGAAGATGATGGTTCTCTAGGAGCCACCAACAAAGCGGCAGCTTTCAACAGGCCGCCAATGGTAAATGCCAAAAGGGCAGCACTTGCGATAGAGGCTGTAGAGCTCAACCCGGAAAATGGAACCATCCAGTTGTTAACGTTTCCATAGGTTAAAACATCACCTTTTTTAATGTTGTCATCCAGGTTTGGTTTTTCAAAGTCAGGATTGATGTTCTTCATGATCCTGATTGGACTAAGTTTGCTAAAACTGATTTTCTGACCAAGCCTTGCCAACCCAGGAGCAAATGCTGCTCCTCTGGCTGTAATCTGTTGACCAACGTTTGTGGGGTCCGTGGGAATATAGTATTCTCCTGACGCCTCCAACATTGTGATCAAGCCAATCTTTTTAAGGTCTTTGATCTTAAGAAGAACGGATGTGTCACCTGTTGCCCTTGGAAACTTTCTTGGACCATGTTTTCCGAATTCCAACTGAGAGTACGCAACTCCAATGTTGGAATCGTCTTCGGCAACAGAACCAGCACCAGAAGAACCAGGAGTTTGAATAGAAACTCCATCAGCTTGTTCCAAACCTGTTCTTGGAACAAAGGTTTTACCAATAGTAAAACGGTTGTTGTCAAACAACACCTGTTTAACTCTTTTAGCAAAAGGCGCTTTGTCCCCTTGCTCATTTACCTCTTGAAAGATCTCGGTGCCGGTCGGCGCATCAAAAGAAGAACGTCCTTTTTTGATTTGAAACTTACCGCCACTAGTGCTATCAACGTCCAACAGCCCACTGTTTGATGTTTGATCAAACTCTTGTTTTGCAGAAACTCCCGAAAAAGAAGGCTGATTGAACATTGCGCTGTAATGCGCTTGCCCATTTTCACCGGGATCTCGAATTCCACTTGGATTTCCAAGCGCATCTTGGGTATTTGATCTGGTTGGAATGTTGTTTAGAGGATACTCGTTTTGTGCGGCAACTGTTAGATCACTGGCATGACTTGACAATCTTGAGATAATCTCAGGTTTCAAGTCATCACGACCAATATCAATGGTGTTGAGCGGGCCTGAAGTTTCCAACAATGGAATCAGGCGTTCAGTTCCGACATTGCGAATGAGGTCAGAAATACGACGAGAAGTGCGTGGCATGTGTGTAACTATCCACCGCTGTCATTTCCGATCTTATCTTCTATTGACAGAAGCAAGCGGTTTCAAGATCTTGTCGTTGAAATCTTCTACCAGAGCCCTGATGGCTTTTTGAACATCTTCGCGTTCGTTCTCTGGTATTCTATCCAAGATCTCTTGGAACTTCTGCTGTTTTAACAGGTCTTCATAGTTCATGCTTTAATTATGTCAAATCTCTGTATGAAATTCTAGTCTGGTTTGGTCCAATTCTACGAAGCATTGCAAGTTCAAACGCATCCAAACCGTTGTTGTCAATCTTAACAGCAAAGTTTACGTTGATGGTAAAGTTTCTGTTGTTAATGGTGTACTCGCCTTTAGCTCCCAAACCAATACTGTCTCCCAACTTCTGCAAGCCTGTTTCAATGTTGATTGGATGGATGTTGTTGAGAGTTGTTGCAAGATTGTTGACTTCCTGAACCATTCCCGTTACAACTTGACCAACTCTCTCGTAGTGACCTTTCTGAATCTCGGTCGTAAGCTGGTTGACCATCGGACTGAGGATCGACACAAATCTGGTGAAACTCTGTGGATTGCTTGGATTCAAACGGTTTGCCATGGTTGCAATCATCCCGCTGATGATCAAGAAAGAACGATCAAATCCTTCAACTCCCCCAACCTCATTAACGCTTCTCATCAAAGAAGGAAAACTGGTTATCACCTGAAACATCTTTGAAAGACCTTCCATACCAGAAGCAATTCTATTTGCTTCTGCAACAGAGATCCCAGCAAATGCTGCTCGCATTCCTGTGATCATTGCTGGCAAGTCGTTTTTAACACGATCAAAGAAGGTTGTTACTAGCGTTGTTAGTTGAATGATTGCATTAGCATTTGATTCTGCGGGGCCTCTGCTTGGCACAGACATTGCAGTTATCATTGTGCCAATTTGCGAAATCAGCGTAAAGGCTGGGCCTATGATTGGTGCAATGGCCTGAACTGCCTTTACCTGTTCTGCATTTAGAGAGCCAATGCTGGTTGCAATTGATGTAACCACTTGACCGATTTTTGCAAACAACTCAGAAGACGAAAGACTTTTCAACAAAGAGGACATGTAGAAAGACACCGTTGTAAGCACAGCCTCTTGGTTTCCCCCGGTTGCTAGTTGTAGAATGGCAGAGGAGCCTGCACGCAAAGAGTTTGCAAAATCCGCAATTCCTTTAAGCATCCCAGGAATAACAGTTGCAGCACGCTCTTGTTCCGCTGTCATTCCATTTGCAAATGCACCTTGGCCTCGAAACATGTTCGAGATGGTTGACAGAAACATTCTAAGTTGAAGACCGACTACCTGAATGAAATCGTTGGTTGCGGAGATCTTTGCTGCAATATCCTCACCGCCACCTGTAAGTGTTGTGTACCAACCAGATTCACGAAGTGCTTCAGTTGGTGGCTTAAGTGCATTCCCAAGCTCTGCTACGGCCCCTAGAAGCGTCCCAAGCATCTGTGCCGACCTAAGTTGCGTCTCGCTCCCTTGTAGCCTTCCAATGAAGTTTGTGAGCGCATCTATGATGCGAACCATCTGATCACCAATAGCAGTCAGTGTTCTGTTCACGGCTTCGAGGGTTTCTCTTTGTTCGCGTTCTCCATGGATGAAGCTTAGAATGCCTGGGCGTGTCCCTGCGATCAACTGTGCCATAGAACCTGCAAAAGAACCAACACCCTTCATGATATCAACAAAGATTCTTGCTTTCTCTGCAAACCCTGGGCGTGGGTTGAATTTGTTGATTGCTTCCATGATCCTAAGACCCTGAGCAGACATTGCTTCGACGGTCAAAGCAATAACACCCAGACCAGCAGCAATTGCCAGGGCACCCAAACCGCTTCCAGCCACAGCAATTGCGCCTACACCAGCAGCAATTGCTGTTACACCAGCAGCAGCCAAGAAGAATGCTCCCGTTGCTGTCATGACAACAGAAGCTTTAGCAAGGCTAGCAGCAGGCACGTCTTTGAAAGAATCAATGATTTTCTTGGCACCCCAAGCCATTCCAGCAGCAACCAAACCAACAATAGCCAATCCGCCAAGAATTCTGCCAGCCATCCCAGGGTTTAGATCAATTGCTGATAGCAGTTTCACAGAACCAGCGATTGCAACAAGAGCCCCGGCAGCAGCAATCATTGCACCAGCAGCAGTTGCTATAGATGCAGGAGTGATATGGTTTTCCTGTATTGCTTTAGCAAACTGGAAGATAGCGTACATAACACCAATCAATCCAACTGTGATAAACACAGTGATCGCAGCCATCTTCAGAAGAGCTTGACCCCAATTGACCCTGCTTCCAGTAGCAGCCTGTGCTGCTTGTTCTGCGGCCCTGATACCCGCCGCTGGTCCTTCTCCCATACCAGCCCCTGATGGCATGTTTGGAACGGATGCCATTGCCCTAGAAGCCGTATTGGCTTGTTCTGTGAATCTACCCTTCACCGCCTCTACTGCCTTAGCCAAACCTCCTCCACTAGCATATTGCAACAATCCTTGTGCAAAGACGTTTGCAAATGTCGTGGCAATTCCTCTGCCAATCATTCCAACAAACGCTGGCCCTGCCAGAACTGCAACAATCTCAAGAAGTTTTGAACGAATCCATGGCTCTGCTTTTACTCGCAACTCTTGGAACAGGTTTTTAACGGCATCCCACAGAGAAGGCCCTAGTTCTGTGATAGCATCATAAATCGGATGAATCAAAGGTCCAAGAAAACCAAGGTTGTTTAGCATTCCACCAGCGTTTAGTTGTTGTCGGCCAGCAACCAAATCCGTGATGAACATAATCCCCTCACGAAGCTTTGTCATGGCAACTCTTAGAATAGGCCCTGTTATTTCACTAATTGCTGTGAAAAAGGTTCTGAAACCATTGAGAACCCTTTGACCGTTCTGGGAGTTGCTTTGAAACCAGGAGAAAAAGTTCCTCTTAAGGTTTTCAAGCAACTGCGGCAAAGCTGTTTGCGGGTTTCTTGTCATCATGTCAAAAAACTCACGAAATGCAGCAGCAGCCCCTCTGAACATCTTTCCAAACTTCCTGCGTTCAAAAAGATCTGCAATGCCCTGAAAGACATCCTTTACGCCTGGGAACATGTCCACAAACGCTCGACCAACTCTTATTCCTTCACGATAGGCTATTCGCAAGTCCACCCTTAGTTCTCGCATCATGTGTCGGAACTCACGACTCCTTTGAATACCCACAGTGAATCCTTGGATGAACCGATCAATAAAGCCACCACTACCGCTACTGCCGGACTTCACCATTCGCTCAATTGCATCAGCCAATGCTTTCATCGCTTGCACTTGAGTCATCTGTGTCTTTTTTGCCGCTTCGGCTTTTCTGGTTACTTGGTCATATGTCATTCCTTGGTTCTTCATGGAGAACGCAAGGTCCAAAGCAGAATCATCAAGACCCGTTTGTTGAGCCAACAAAGCTCTTTCTTGACGAGTCATGTTCTCAACAGATCTACCAGCAGCAAAGAATGACTTTCGAAGCATCTCAACTCGTTCTGCCGGGTTTTGCGCCTTCATCATCTCTAAAGCATCAACATTCAAGTTGAACGCCTGAGAAAGATGGGCCGCACCTTGAGCGGCATCTTCAAAGTTGTCATACTTGTCAATCACGCCCATGACTTTAGAAACTTCAATACCCAAACGCCTGAAGTAGACAACGGCTTGTCCGATCTCCTTAGTTGAGATGCCTCCAAAGTGTTTAAAGTCAGCCATCAAAGTAGCCATGTCACGAGATATCTCTTTGGCTGATCCCGCGGCTCCGTTAAAAGCCTTACTCAACTGCAAAGAATAGTTTGCTATCTCTCGCAACTCATCTGTTAAAGCCGTTTGAAGAGCATGAGCCCTGGTAGCGACAGCTTTCTGTCCTTCCTCAGTTAAACCAAGCCCTTTGTAGTAAGCTCCAACAGCTTCGGCGTTTTTGACAAACTGACCTGCCAAGGCAGCAAACAAAGGTCCGAGATTATGGGCATATTCCTGCATGAACTTTAGTCGTTCGGCAAGATTACCAAAAATTCTATAAACAGAAAGACCTGTTTGAGCTAGTTCGCCTTTAAGGTTTCTAGCCATCGAAATGATAGCTTGACCAGATGTTGCGTGTAGAGCACCAAACTCCTTTCTAATGTCTTCAAGTGCTTGTCGAAGACCTGAATCCCCACCACCAGCATCGGCCATGTTGATCAGTCCAGTAAGCATCTTAAATGGGATTGCTATGATCGAAGCACCCAGGTTTGCCAAGGTTTCAACTACGCCACCACCAAGGTTCATAAGCGTGTGAAACATGTTTGCCGTCATCTTCAAACCCTGCACAAAACCATCAAGAGAAGCGGCAGCAACAGAAAATCTTTTGACTTTTTTGGTTAGGTTGTCAATCCCCTTTCCAGTGTCCGACTCTTTTTTAATTGCTTCTTTCAAAGCATCGTTCATCTGGTTAAAAACATCTTGATTGGTTGCACCCAGCCCCTTGGTGGCATTTGCTGCTTCGGATACTGCATTTGAGGCGCTTTGAATGTCTGTTGCAACATCCTTGAAGTTGGCAGTACGCAACGTGTTGACCATATCTCTTGTCAGAGATGCCTGATCTTTTGCCAGCTTTGCGCTTTCTTCCAAAAGTTTGTTTTGGTCAGAAAGAAGTTGGTTTAATTGAGATTGAAGGTCGAGATTGGTTGCCATCTGTATTTTCAAGTGATAATTACACCAAGATTGGAAGTTCGCATGAGCAATTACAAACTCTCAGCAACCGGAAAACTCTTTTTTGCATCCCTCGTTGCTTATCTCAATGGAGCCAAATCCATTGTCAAGCTAAAAGCAACACCTGAACAAGTAAAAGCAATCTCTGATGCCGTTATGGCTTCAAAAGAGTTTCAAGATGAAATCAAACGTGAAGGCGCAACTATTGAAACGGTTATTGAAAAGATGCGGCTGAAGAACTTAACCGCCGCCGAGTTTAAGAAAATAACCGGCAAACCTTGGCCCCTTTAAGCAACATCCCCTCTATGTGATATGCTTCAACCAGGAGATACACATGCAATTCAACTATCAAGGTAATTCACTCAAATCTGGCATTTACAAACTTGTCAACAATCTAAATTCTCGCATCTACATTGGTAGTGCAAAAGAGTTCAAATCAAGATGGCAATCTCATGCACGCCATCTTCGTTCTGGTAAACATTCCAACAAATACCTTCAAAACGACTTCAACAGGTGCGGAGAAGAGATGTTTGAGTTTCATGTTCTGGAATTGACAGAAGGAACTCAAGAAGAACGAAGAGTTCGAGAACAGTTCTGGATTGATCAGTTTCACGACAAACAAGAACAGTGCTACAACCATCGCAAAGATGCCTTGGTTATGGAGTCAAATTCCATTGAAGAACTTCGGAAAACTCAATCTCAACGAACCAAAGAACTCTGGCAAGATCCTGAATATAGAACCAAACACGAAGAGAAGATTCGAGAGTTCTGTCAAACAGACGAATATCGCCAAAAGTTGAGTGAAGCAACCAAAGCAAAGTGGCAGAACCCAGAGTTTCAAGAAAAGGCTAAAACAACTTACCAGAGTGAAGAGTTCAAACAAAAAGTAAGCAAAAACAGTCGCATGTTTTGGGAAAACGAAGAACATCGGATTAAACAGTCAGAAGCCAGGAGAACAGCTTGGAAACTTGATCCGAATCGAAAGTTTGAAGCTTCTGAACGTATGAAAGCCAGGATGGCTAAAACATACACTCTTCTATCGCCAACGGGTGAAACCGTTACATTCACAAACATGAGCAAGTTCTGTTTGGAACACAGTCTTCAACCTTCTGGTCTGTGTAATGTGGCAAAAGGAAAATGGCTTTCCTACAAAGGTTGGACGAAGCCTATTTAGGCTTGTTATGAGAACCACTCTCAAAGAACTACGACACCTGATCAATGAATCAGTTACACGATCTCTAACCAAGAGCATCAAGTCCGCATTCTTTCAACACATCAAGAACAACGACAAAACCAAGCTGGACAACAAACTCTTGGATAACCCGGATGGCCTTGTTGGAACTCTGGATGTTGGAGATGGCTATCCTCTTGAACGAGAGACGCTTGGTGTTGGTCCTGTCAGATATGACAAAGCTGTATATGGATTCAAGAGAAAAGATCAAAGCCTCGAAGGTTTGATGATGGATTTAGTGAACAAGCTTTCTTCTCTTGATGACCTTGAGTTCACGAGAGACTATTATTTACCTAAAAAGCTTTAACCAAGAAAGTGGTGTACGATGAAAACAACAAAGAAGCAACTTGAGGCAATGATTCGTGAAAGCGTTCAAAAGACAATCGAAGGATTGGATCGTGGAGATTTTGACTGGCTTCAGTCAAGAAGAGAAGACGATGCTGTTAGACAGAACATGATGAAAAAAGGTTCTGGTTCACCAGCCTTTGGTCAAATGATCCAAGCAGCAACAATAGCTTTGCAAAAGATTCAAGCAAAAGGCGACCCACAGAAAACAGAAAACGCAAAAAGGAAAGTTGAAGAGTTGAAACAACTTTCTCAAGCACCTGAGAGTGCCGCTGTTGTGATGAAAGCGAGAATGATCACTGGCAGTCTAGTGGCTCTTTCCAGGCAGGGTTGATTGATGTTTAAAAAGATAGCTGAAAAGGTTTTAAAACTTATCAACCCAGATGGCTATCACAAAAGAATAGCTGTTAAGAAGTTTCAACTACCCAATGGCCTAGAAGAAACTTTTTTCATTGATAAAGACAAAGACTCAGTTCAAGTTCTTTGTATTACCAAAGAAGGAGATGTGGTTCTGGTTCAACAATACAGAGCAGGCCCAGAAGAACTCTCTCTTGAGCTCCCTGGTGGCGGACTAGAAGAAGGGGAAGATCCTTTGGGGGCTGGGATCAGAGAGCTAGAAGAAGAAACAGGGTATGTTGGCGATGCCTCTTATCTTGGAGGATTACCTTACTCGCCATACTCTACTGGAACCAGGCATTGCCTCTTGGTAATCAATGCTCAAAGAGCATCAAAACAAAACCTTGATCCCAATGAATTTGTCACAGTCCTCAAAATGCCACTTAGAGATTTTAGAACCAAGATAAAAACTGGCGAAATCCGAGGTTTTGAACTTGGATACATGGGTTTGGATTACATAGGAAAGTTGTGAATGCCATGAGAATAACAGTTAAACAGCTAAACGAGATGATCACAAGAGCAATTTTGCAAGAAGTGGATGCAAGAAGAATCCCAAGAACATGGCTTGGGACTTATGCATTCGTTCTTGCTTACAATCAAGGCTTGAAAGAAGGTTTGTTTCCGCGTCATCAAGCTATTGAAATTGAATTTGTTAATAACAGAACAACTAAATGGGCAAACGGGAAACTTACAGTAAATATCTTGGGTTATGCCCCAGATAAAACATTCTTTACAACCGGCCCGGGGCATGACCTTTTGCATGGTTTGACTCAAAACTCACAACCACATTTCGGCACTTTCCGAAG